ATGACTAAAAAGTATGACAATTTGATCTCTACAGCTGTAGATAGTATCGAAATTGTTGATAATCAAGTCAAAATCGTCTATAATAGTAATAAAGACAAAGAATATACGTTTGATTGTAATAATATTGATCAATTCGAAGAGGATTTGTGTAAAGAATTGATCAGTATTGAACTAAAGACTGGTGGCAGTGTAGGTAAATTCCTACACTATCAGATCAAAGAATCTGTACTGATTGAATCTAAATAATCACACACAGTTTGAGTTACTAATCACCCAAAACAATGAGCAAGAATTTTAATCGTAATGATCGCTACGATAAGTATAGCGAACTCAATGACGATTTTGAGGACTACGGTTACGACGTAAAAAACATTCGTAGGCAATCCAAAAAGAAAGTTACCAAATTCAAAGACCGTTCAGAGTATTTTGAGGACAGTTTCTGAAGTGTCCACTAATCTCCCCATTTGTCCCGTTTACGTGTATTGTATACATGTTGACGGGATTTTTTCATTTTGACTATCACTGAGCGCAACCAAAAGTTATACGAACTGCGCGAGCGTTTGCTTAAGGCACGAAACGAAGTTGCCTGGATTGAGCAAGAGATCTGGTTAACCAATGAAAAGTATAAGAACCAGGATCTTGATTTGTATAAAGAAATGTTCTGCACTAACTGACACTAACTCATTCACCACTAACTGACACTAACCATGCAATTCCAAGTTACACAAATTGAGTTCGATTTTGAGGATACGTTGTATCCTATGAGTGAGGAAGAATGTGCCGAGTTTTATGATGACTACATCGGCACATTTTGGGAGGCAGAGGATGGTGATGATCTCGTAGAAGAGATTACATCTGCTGCAGGATATTGCGTCAAGACTATTGACTACCGTATCATCCTGGATGATATCGAAGCCCCAGAACATGAGAGCACATTTGAGATAGATTACACGACCCAGGCGTGACAGTTGGCACACTGTCCACTAGTGACCCCAGATCGTCCGACCCCGTGCCTATAATGTCATCATGATCAATCAAACCTTCACCGTTACCTGCCCTGCACTGGGCGAGACCGAAACCGTGTCCGACCTGGACCGTGCCATGGATATCTGCTTTGCTATGCATGACGAGTCCGACTCCTATGCCTACATCCGAGACGCCTTCGGTGAGATCGTAGGCGAATACGGCGATGTCATGGAGGCAGTCGCTGACCAGTTGATCTAGTGTCACACAGGGGGTTGCAATTGCCCCCTGATCCTGTATTGTAGTTCATGTGGGGGGGAATGAGACCCGATCTCTCCTCCCACACCCCAAACCAATTCTTTTCTTTCATGCGTAAGATCGAACGTCAAATGCTCAACGCCATTGCTAACAACAGCAACTGGCAATCTGCTAACACTCGTGTAGAGTTTGACGCTGACACTAACGAGAGCAAAGTGTATCTGCACGGCAACCACATTGCAGATGTAGGTGAGAACTACATTCGCATCTATGATGGTGGTTGGCAGTCTAACACCACCAAGTCTCGTCTGAATGCTATTTTCAGCGAGTGTGGTATTGCTGGCGAAGGTGTATTCCAAAAGAACTATCAGTGGTTCGTTCGCCTCTACAATGGCACTGAATTCTTCGTCACTGAGTTTCGTAATGGTATGAAGATGGGCGCTCTGTCTCATCAACTGTTGCTCTCCTGAGGTATGATGGATCCCTGCACTATTGCCCTCCAAACTGACAAACAACTCCTCACCATTCATAACATGAACGACTTTGAACTTTTCGAACTCAAAGAAAACTATGTCAACCACATTATCGATGGCATGGATATGGACTCTCTGGTGCAATTGGCGCATGATTTGTTAATGGATGAGTATGAAAAGATGAGTGAGGATGAGATGATTGAAGAGATCAAAGATCTGTATGATGAGGATACTTTGATCGACTTAATCCCTGACGCTAAGTAACACTCGGCCGCGGCAATCTGTCATTCTCAATAGACTTTCTTATTGAGAATCGCGGCTCGAACTAGTACAACCACACTACCACGTCATGGCGTCTGCAACTCTGCCCCATCATCCCCGATACTGCCACCAGGGGGTGACAGTCTGGGAACTGGCACTCAAATGGTTGTGGGGTCGCCTCTAGGGTCTACAATACAGGGAACAAAGCAAAGCAACATGACCAACGCCATCGCAGTTCAACCCAGCGCCTGGGGCAAGTTCGATCCTAACGGGTGCGACTGGGCGACCGACATGAACCACGCTTTCAGGATCGGCAAACTGTGGGGAGAGGAATGCATGATCTGGATGTGCCCTCCCTCTGGTGAACCGATCCGCTGGTGTCGCACTGATACCAACACCAACGCCATCGCTGATCTGGTGTTCGGTTGCTAAGGTGTCCACCATCGCCCTGGAATCGTGCCACCCTGTGCCTATAATGGTTTCATGAACAACGATCAACGCATACGCGCCAACCTCGCTGCCTTCGGTGAGAACTATACACCCCCTCGGAACTGGTGCCAGTCTGAGTTCTTCGGTAAGGGTTGCTGCCTGACACCTAAGCAGGTTGAGAAGCGCCGCCGTCGTGCCATGTGGCAATCCTGAGACTGTCCACCAATCCCCCACAGCACCCCCTGAGACCCTATACTAAGGACATGAACAAAACACCTGACCTCGCCGCCATCATGGCATCCTACACTCAACAGCACAATGCGATGATGGCACGATCTGCCGCCAATCGCAAGGCGTTTGCTGAGGGTCGCCCTTTCCCCTTCCCTGCCCCTGAGGTCCAATCCAGCAACTGGAACATCAGCGACCGCGACTGAGCGGCAGACCGACTAGGATACACACAACACACAAGAGACCATGATTCTGGACACCTTTGACGAGTCTACCGCTGTTGACCTGCTGGTGCTGCCCCTGTGGCATCGCAACGTAGAGATCGACTGGCGCTCGGGTTCTACCTCTACTGTCCCTGTGCGTCGTCGTGATCAGGTGCGCCTCCTTGCCTGCCGCCTGCTATGCGATAACCTCTCCTATGGACGATTCGCAAACTGGGCTATGGGTGACCTGAACCCCGCCCTTTGATCCTATACTAACCACATCAACACAACACACAACGACATGACCGCTTCCACCCTCAGCACCTACAACGGTTGGGCAACTTACGAGACCTGGAACGCTGCCCTGTGGATTGGTAACGATGAGTTCCTGTACAACACCGCTAAGGCATGTGTGGAGTTCTGCTCTGATGATGAGACCCCCTGGGATAAGTTCGTGCGCTGCATGACTGACGGGCAGATCGGTCGTCACCTCGTCAAGACTGGCGACGGCGTGGCATGGGACAGCGTGGCGATCGACGCTGATGAGATGAACGAGATGATGGCAGACCTCTGAGGGGTCGCCCCCATTCTCTACACTAACACCATGACAGACAAACAACTCAAACGCCTTGCACTTGCACACGGTTGGATTAAAGAACGCAATGGGAGTAAGCATGAGAAATGGGTACACAAATCAGGTAATGTGATGACTATTCCATACAGACCTAAAGAACACACAGCACGACACATTGCGAGGCGATTAGTTACACTTAGCGCCTGACAGTAAGGTATACCCAGGGGGCAGTGATTTGCCCCCCTTATTTGTTACTTAGGATCGCCAAGCGGGTTGGGACTCCTACCCCTTCCCTAGGCTACAAACGTTTCCCAGAGGCATAGATATTTTCGTGTTATAATATTTGAAAAATAAAAAAATCCGCCATGAAAAAATTTCCCACAAAGTTCCCCCGCTACTATGTCTCTGAGGACGGCAAAGCATGGAGAGAGAAGCAAGATGGTACGATTGTCGAAGTAGGCCAACACAAGCGTGGAGGGTCTAACAGGGGTGCCACCTCAAAGTATATGGCAATCAATGTATCACTATACGATGACAACGGAAAGTTTCAGAAACAGATTCGATATTATGTTCACAGGTTAATTGCAGAAACACTTATTGAGAACCCGCAGGGATTGCCCGAGGTAGACCACAAGAATGGAAAGCATACCGATAATGTTGTAAGCAATCTGAGGTGGTGTACAGGAGAGCAGAACAAGAAGTGGAAGGCAGAACGTGCGAGAGCAAATAAATAATTCTGAAAATGGTTTTTTAAAACCCTGAAAACGAAAAAAATTTTCGCCAGAAAAAATCATGGAAAAACCTGATGTAAATATGTACCAACAAATTTTAGATAACTTCGACGCATTTTGTGATGGATTTGAACAACAAGCAGCAGAACGATTCCTCAGAGGAAATGACGAGTCCCCAATCCTCTCAAGATATGCCGATAAGCACAGAGGAGCTACTCCTCGTGCTGTCACAGAGGTTAGTGAACCTGGAACAGAGGGTCTCCCAGCTAGAGAATCCACAATTGATGTACAAGCGTCCGACAGCGACGGAGTACGAGAAGATCTCTGATACTCTAGACTATTTGCACAATAACATTGAAGGGATCAAGAAAGATCTTTTTAAAGTAGCGAGTACACGATAATGGCAGTACCGTTCATCAATTTCTTAGCACCCTCGATGGGCGGCATTGGTCCGATTGAATTAGCGGACTTTAGTAAACTGCAGACGTTACAGAGTCAGAACGGCGTACCGTTTTATGCTGGGAGGTTTTATCCAAAGGACAATCAAGCGATTATCGATGGATTTAATCTGGGGTTAATCTCACAGACCCCTCCGTGGCTTACATGGGAAGAGATCCAACCAACTCAGATTTGGATGGTTCCAGCATTTGAGGATGAACGGATTGTCACGATGAATGTGACGATTGAGCGGATTGACCTGTGGCCCCGTGAAGTAGCAGACTACGAAGGCATGGATGAGCAGACTGCGAATGATTTAGTAACGTATGAACCCAAACAGTATGGTGGGGATGTTATTGAGAAAGCATGGGGGCAATTGAATCTCTTACCGTCTTTCAACGGAAGTTTGGATCCTGCTGTAGAGATTGCCCAGAACCTCAATTACATTCCCCCAATCATCACGCTTGGGTATTTGGGTATTGCTGAGGTTTCAGGGTACTGCTCCGAGTGGGGGTTTTATGATCAGGAGTTAACCATTGTGAATGGTACTGATTATGGACAACCTCAGTATGGATATGGAGGTGCTGATGAGTTGGGGTATAATTATACAGAAGTTGTACAGGTGAGACCTGATGGGGCATGGGTGTACCGTGACGCCGATATCTCCGAGGGCGCGATCCCGATGTATGATGATAACAAGTCTTTATATGAACCTTTTATCCAACAAGCATCATATCTGAACAGTGCGATCTATGATGAACAGTTAGGCAGAACGTTTGGCAATGCATATTGGGAGAACAGAACCAAACGTGAAGACTCGGGTAACCCTCGTGCTGGAATGATTGCAGAGGTAAAGACTTCTGAGATGGATTGTGTTGTATATACGATTAAAGTTGCCTGTACAACGATTGTAGTACCTGATGCATTAACAGGACCAGACGAAGTAGTACGTCAAGAGCTGGGATCTGCTGCATTAGAGACTTTTGCTAGTAACCTTTCCAACAATATTTGGTATTTTTATTTGCCAGTGAGGTATAACGCTGAGGTTCCAAACGAGAGAATCCAACATCTTTATGAACAGGCAGGGATAAATAACGTTGATTTTGATGAAGTGTAATGGCAGCACTACCAATCGCTAGATTTGCTGGATTGACGTATGGCAACCATGACATTCACCCGCCCCCAATCCCCGTTCCTACGCCTCCTAATCCCGTTCACCCTCCTACAGGTGGGTATTCATCTAACGTGTTTATCAACGGTCTTCCAGCGCATTCTACGGGCAATATGTGCATTCCTCATACCATACCAATTATTCCTCCCCCACCACCACATCCAGATGTTCTGATTACTGGACATCCTACGGTTAGAATCAATGGTGGTGCTGCGGCAACGACAGGATCTGTAACAAATTTTGGTGCCCCTGTATTAGGACAGTTTAGTCATACGGTATTCATGGGTGGTGCTCCATTGGTTGCTGCAACAGTTAGTGAAAGTGGAGAAGTTACACAACCACCTCCACCAGCGGCATAATGTGCTATAATATCTAAGTCGATTGATAAAACACTATGGCACGAGCAAAAGTCGGACTGAGCGGCAAGAAAATCATTGAGTCGAAACCCAAAACCACGCGACAGGGAAGCAGCAAGAACACGAAGTATGCTGCGACTAGTCGCAACGTTGCTAAGAAGAAGTATCGCGGTCAGGGTCGATAAATAGTCCTAGAGATAGCAACCTCTCTAAAAGTTCTGGAAACAGACTTTAGGGAGGTTTTTTAATGGGACTCTTTCCAGTAGACAAAAGTGAAGAATTTATCGAAGAAGGTATGACACTCATTACTGAGACGGACAGTGACAGACTACTAGATGCCGCTGCAAAGCGTCGTAGATCAAAGATGAAGGAAGAACTATACCCACTGCCCGAAGACCGCCTTGAGCGTCCTTGTGGAGGGGCAGGTGGATTTGATGATTTTGTTGAGCGTTGGCACGAGTGAATAAATAGAAACAGCTAACTATCATCTCCATGCCTGAGTTTCAGACGTTCAAGGATTTGAGCGTCACCTTCAAGAAACATCCTGTAACAGACGACTTCGTTGTCGTTAAGGATAAGGCAGCCATCATTCAGTCAATTCGTAATTTACTTTTGACTCAAAGAGGCGAAAGACCGTTTCAACCCGATCTTGGATCTGACATTTACCGTATATTATTTGAACCACTAGACTATGCTAGTGGTGCATTGATCAAAGAGGCTATTTTCAGAACGTTAAATGTGTATGAACCAAGAATAAGGGTTGATACGGTCCTTGTTAGTCCTGACAATGATAACAATGGTTATAATGTTGAAATTTCGTTTACCATTGTTGGAAGAGATGATCAACCATTAAATGTTGACTTTTTCTTAGAGAGCACACGATAAATGCCATACACTCAGGTAGCAAATTTAGATTTTACACAAATCAAGACTGCTCTAAAAGACTACCTTAGGGCGAATTCGGATTTTACCGATTATGACTTTGAAGGATCTGCTCTTTCAAACGTGATCGATGTATTGGCATACAATACTTACTACACAGCGTTCAACGCTAACATGGTTGTCAATGAGTTGTTCATTGACTCTGCATCGCTCCGTGACAACGTTGTATCGCTTGCTAAGCAGTTAGGGTATCGTCCTAAGTCAAGGACTGCTCCAACGGCATACACGTCCTTTACAGTGTCATATAATAACCCTACAACAGACACTGAGGTGACCCTACAAGCAGGTTCTGGTTTTTTAAGTTCCTGGGACAATACTTTATACCAATTCATTGCTACAAGAGATGAGAAAGCACAAGTAGTGAATGGTGTTGCAACATTTACCGATATTCCCATTAAAGAGGGAAGTTGGATTAAAAATACTTACACATATCAGTCTGCACTGAAGAGTCAGAGGTTTATTATTGATAACCCTGGTGTAGACACGTCAACAATCCAAGTAAGAGTTTATCCAAGCACAACTGCTACGATTTACACAGAATATACACTTTCAGAAAATATCTTAGAAGCAAAGCCTTCTTCTGAAATTTATTTCTTAGAAGAGGTTTCAGAAGAAAGATACGAAGTTATCTTTGGCGATGGTGTTATGGGTAAGAAAGTTGAGGATGGATCTAAGATTGAAATTTCTTACTTAGTAACTTCTGGTCCAGATGCTAATGGAGCAAAGACATTTACTTTCTCTGGAAACCTTCTTAATCAATCAGGAAACAATCCTGTCAATTTTGCTGTTGCTGTTGTTTCAGGATCGACTGTTTCTGCTTCTGGTGGCGCATCAATTGAATCTGTTGATAAGATCAAGTTTCAAGCACCAAAGATGTTTGCTGCACAGGATCGCGCAGTTACATCTCAAGACTACGGTTCTATCGTAAGAAATATCTACCCTGCTGTGAGTGACATTATTGTGTTTGGGGGAGAAGATCAAGACCCACCAGCATATGGTAAGGTCTTTATTTCTGTTAAACCAGAAGATGCAGCACGTTTAACTTCTGTAACAAAGCAACAGATCAAAGATCAGTTAAGAGAGTATCGTGTTGCTGCTATCACCCCAGAGATTATTGATCCTTCTATTCTTTACGTTGAGGTTACTAGTAGGATATTCTACAGTCAGTCAAGCACTGAACTGGGCAGAAATCAAATTAGAGATTTGGTAATCAAAGAATTCCAAGATTATATTGATACTTCTAATACAGAAAAATTTAACGGTAAATTTAGATACAGTAAAGCAATTGCTGTCATCGACAATGCCGAGCGAGCAATCAATTCAAATCTAACCTCTGTTACGATGAGAAAAGATTTTTATGCTCAAATCAATTCTACAGCATACTACGAGGTTTGTTACCAAAATCCATTCTTAGATGATGACGACCCTGTTGTATCATCATCTGGTTTTGTTGTTACAGAATACCCCGATTTCACTGTCTATATCGAAGATAGACTAGGCAAAATCGTCCTATATAGACTAGATGGCATTACTGGTGAAAAGATCCTTTTGGATGATAACATCGGTGATGTTGATTATGAAAAAGGTGAGATTCGTTTGTATGATGTGACCATTATTAAGGGCACATTTGGTGATAATCGCATCGAACTGAGAGTTAAGCCACTTCGAAATGATATTGTTGCAAAACGTGAGGTTTACCTAGATGTTGATGTAGCAAAGAGTAGTTTTGTTGCTGTAGCAGAGTAATTTAGATGTCCGTAAAGAAGAAGTCAATTTCAACTCTGATCGAGTCTCAGCTCCCAGAGTTTATCTCTTCTGAGTATGAGCTTTTTAGTAAGTTCGTAACAAAATACTATGAGCAACAAGAGTTGCAGGGACAACCACTAGATGTCCTCAGCAATTTGCAGACTTATGCTGACATCGATTATTACGAGAAAAATATTCTCAAGCAAAACAGCATTCTATCTTCCGATGTTGGTGTTTCTGACACTACTATCACTGTAGATGATGCAACTTCTTTTCCAGAAGAGAATGGTTATATTCAGATTGGAAATGAAATCTGTTTTTACAAGGAAAGAACAAACACCCAGTTTCTTGAAGTTTCCCGTGGAGTCAGTGGAAACACGAAACTAGGAGATTTATATTCAGCATCTAATTTTACCAGCACCGAAGCTGCATTCCACTCAAGTGGCACTTCGGTTAATAATATTAGCAATTTGTTTCTCTATGCTCTTGTAAAGAGCTTTGAGGCACAGTATCTTGGCGCATTTCCAGAGAAGTACCTTAAGGGTCAGGTAGACAAAAGAACTTTAATTAAGAATATTCGTAAGTTTTACAAGGCAAAGGGCACAGATGCCTCTGTAAGATTCATTTTTAATACTCTAGTTGCTGGTGGAGAAGAGAACACACCAACACTATACAATCCAAAAGATTTTACATATAAGTCTTCTGAGTCTGACTGGGTAAAAGGTTATGCTCTAAAGGCAAAAATTCTAAGTGGCAATCCTAACGATCTTATTGGAAAAATTATTACACAACCAAGCAGCGGCAACATTTCATTTGCATCTGCTACAGTTGACAATGTAAGATTTGATAGCAATGTTGATGGTGAAGCAATTTACAACATCTTCCTTGCTGAAGAAACCATTAATGGTGAGTTTTCTATTACATCAAAGACTGAGCTAACTAAGCAAATTGATTCAAGTGCTGGTCTTGGAGATTTTATTGATGTATTCTCGACACTAGGATGGGCAAAATCTGGAAATTTATTGATTGGGGGAGAGACCTTTACGTTTGATGAAAAGAATATCACCCAATTTAGAATTAAGACAAGACAGAATAATTCTGTACATCCCGTAGGAACAGAGGTATATGAACCAATTAGATTATTTGGTGCGGGTGTAGAATTATTATCGTTCGGTTTAATTTACAATCTTGAAGTATCAGACGGTCAACCAAACTCATTTACTGGCGACAGTGTTGAGATTGGATTGCCTGGATTTACAACAGCAGACTCTAAAATTGTAAATCCTTCTACAAATTCGGTTAGATGGAAGTTTTCTTCTAACACTCAGATTTCAACTCCTGGTTATCCAAGCATTCAGCAGTCTTTAGCAAATCTTTCTACTGATGTATCTGCAATTTTTGAAGATGAGCAATATTATTACATTGCATCTTCAGGTTTCCCATCATATCCAATTTTAGATGGTGCTAGTAGTATTCCTACTAATGTAAAAGATCAAAGACTTCTAAAGCTAATTAGAAAAGAAGCAATTAGAAGCACTGAAATTTATGAGACGCCAAAAACAGATGTTGGCATTCTTGTAAATGGAACTCGTGTTTATGGATACAAGGATTCTTCTTCGGTTGAGTTTGGAAGACTTGAGAACGTTAAAGTTTTAAGTCAGGGATCTAGATATAGAATTCCTCCAAATGTTTTGGTTGATGGTGTACCAGGAAAAGCAATTGCTAAACTAGCTGGAGAATTTTTAGAATCTGTAGAATTAACAGGAGTATCTTTATATCCAAGGGTTCCAACTGTTGAAATTACTTCTGGTAGAAACGCTGTAGTACGAGCGATTGTAACTCTAGGAAAAGTTACGAGTCTGGTTATTGACAATGCTGGAGAATACTATTCCGCTCCACCTGATATTATCATCAGAGATAGACTAGGTAGAGGAAGATTTGCTGAATACACTGCTTTGATTGAAGCTGGCAAAATTGTTGGATTTGAAGTAGTTAGTGAGGGAGAATTCTATACTCAATCAGAAATTGAAGTTGAGGTCTTGCCTATTGGTTCTGGAGCAAGAGCAGAGGCAGAACTTAAAACTTGGGTAAAGAATAGATATGAAGCATTAAAAAATAAATTAGATAACGAAAATGGATACCTATTCCCCAACTATAATGGAGAATTGGAAAATGGTTATGGTCACGTTGGAAATCCAAAAGCACTGCGTATAGCTTTAAATGACAATCTTTCATCTACTTTAACAGAACCACAAGTAAAAACTCACTCACCTGTATTGGGATTTGCATATGATGGCAACCCAATTTATGGTCCATTTGCTCACGAGAATCCACTAGATGCCTCTTCTCCTATTGTTAGGATGACATCTAGTTATATTCAAAAGACTACTAGACTAGAAGGTCCTTCTACTGTAACGTATCCACTAGGAACTTTTATTGATGACTTTGAATATCGCCATCGCAGCGGTTCTTTAGATGAAAATAATGGAAGATTTTGCGTAACTCCCGATTTTCCCGAAGGAACTTACGCATACTTCTTGACTATTGATTCTTCACAAACTCCCGTTTATCCATATATTATTGGAAAGAACTACTATTCTCTTCCAGTAGATTCAAACTACAATTCGAATTTATCTCAGCAAGATCTTCCATTAGATTCTAGACGTTTCAATCTTCCTGGAACCCCAGTTAATGGTGGAAATGTAATTGCACAAATTAAAGATATTAAGTCTGGTAGTATTGATGAAATTGAAGTTATTTCTTCATCTGATAATTTCAGTGTTGGATCTTCTCTTGTATTTGATAATACAGGTACAAATGGATTTGGTGCTGAGGGTAGCGTATCAATTCTAAAAGGTAAAAACGTAAATTTCTTAGAGTCGCAACAAACAAAGGCAACGAGACTAGAGATTGTAAGACCAGCATATTTGTTTGTTGGTGATACTTTGTCACAACCAGCTACTGGAGCATCGGGTGAGATAGTTGGTGATGTTTCTAACGATAATACAGTTGTTTTGAGAGATGTACAAGGAACATTTGACACTACAAATACTTTCTCGGCATCTATTAAGGTATTGAGTCTTCTGCTCAACAAACCTTCTTCCTATACCGCTGGATCCATTGTAAAATTAACTGATGGATTTGTCGCAGAGGTTGCATATGGCGAAGTTCTGGAGACAACATCAGAGTCTAATATTGTAATTGTCAAAGTATTAACCAGTGTTGACTACAATGGCGATGGCACATTAGAGACTCCAACAGGAACTGCTCCTTTCTATTTTGAAAATGAAGATGATTTGCCAAATCATTACTTACAGAGCAATTCTTTATCGGATACTTCAGGAACAGGAATTATCACCATCACACCTCTTAGCGATGGACTAGAACCTTTTAAAGTTGATCAAAATGTTGCTCTCATTGAAACAACAGATAATCATGGGGTTGGATTAGATGACATCGTAAATGTTTCCATTAATCCAGATGATTCTACAACTACGACAACGTATTTTGTAAGAAAAAGAATTTACCAGAATCTAAAGTTAGCAACACCAACGATCAAAACTGCTGTAAATTATAACGGTGTTGGCAGACTATTGACTGTTAATGTAGGATGGGACTACACCACTGGTAGCTACACTAATATTCCTTTGACTGGTGGATCAGGAACGGGAGCAACAGCAAATATTGTTGTTAATTCTGATGGTTATGTTAGTGACGTACAAATTACTGATGGTGGCAGTGGTTATAAGAGAGAAGATGTTTTATCTGTCGATGATGCATCATTACAAAGATCTGGTGCTTCAAATAGCACCCAGAGAGTAAAATTATTGGTTGATCATGTTGGTGTATCAAATGAATCGACAAAAATTGTTCTCGATGATGCAACAAAATTTGTCGAAGATGATTTGATCAAACTTGATAACGAGATCATCAAAATTGTGTCTATTTCTGGTAATACTGTAACTGTAGAAAGGGGACAGAATGGAACCAAGGCAGTTGATCACTATGATAATGCAGCTGTTTCTCTCTACAATGGAAGATATAATTTTAATGCGAATTTTGTAATTAATGGTTGTGAGTCTACAACATATGATCCAGAGACTCAGATGTTGTATATCATCTATCCATCATCTACAAACATTTCCACGTTACAACCAGTCACTGATCTGTTCTCGTTCTTTGACAACAGTACTCCTCAAAGATTTGTTGATATTATTGAAGCGACAGATCCTGTCAATAAATTTGAATTTAGAAAAAATGGTACAACTGAATATCTTACAAATCCTGTAATTGAAGTTCAAGAATACTACAAGTATAAATTCGATACCTCAGATTCTTCGCTATCAGGAACTTATCTAGATTTCAGCCCAAGTAAAAACTTCAATGTCATTCCAGTAGAAAAAGTACAGTCTGTTCCTCTGCCTGGCAATCCTAATGCATTTATTGATTTGAAGTTTGGTTTTGGTGCAAGAACTGCAGCTAACAATTATACAGAAAAGCAAGCAACAGAGTTTAGTAATTACTACTACTTCGACAAGAATGAAATATGCGATTCTGAAGGATCATATTTAAGTGTTATAAAAGACCCCCTGACTGGAAGAAAAGTAGTAAATTATGTAACTTCAAATAGATTCTGCTATTCTCTTGAAAAGTTCCCCCAGTGGGATGGTGGTGGATCTATCACATATACAACAAATTCTGCATTTGCTGTTGGTGAAATTTTTGAAATTGCTATTACAAACATTGGTGATAACTACCAGAAGACTCCAATTGTTTCTGGAATCTATCCTTCTGTAGAAAATCTAGCAGAGGCAACGGTTCTATTTGATGATTATACAAAAACTATTACTGGTGTTCGTGTAGATAAAACTGGAGCAAACTATTCAAATCCCAAAGTAGTAATTATTGATGGTGATGGAAGAGATGCGAAGTTTGATATTGTCTCCAGAAATGGAAACATTTTAGACATTCGTGTTAAGAACAGAGGAAAAGGATATACGTTTGCTCCCACAATTGCTGTTGTGGAGGGTGATGTAAAAGTATTTGCTAAAGGCGCAAACATTGGCATTCCAAAAAATGTTTCTATTATAAGGAATGGCGCATCTTTCCACAAAGATAAAACACTATATTCAAACTACACTTCATCTTATACCTTTGCATTGAAAGATTATCCGAATAATGCATTTAAGCAAGGAGAATTGATTACCCAAAAAATTAATGGCACAGAAGTTGCTAGAGGATATATCGCTATCGGTGGATGGCGTGAGGGATCTAACTTACTAAAGGTTTCTAGGGTAACAGGAACATTTAGAGAAAATTTTGATATTCAAAGTGCTAGAAGTGGTAACACAGCAAAAATCACAAATATCTTTGTGACTACATTTTCTCCTGTTATTAAATCAACTTATGATAATCAAGGATATTATACTTCCGATAGAGGAAGGATTGGCAACTCAAATCAAAAAATAACAGATTCATTCTTCTATCAGGATTACTCTTATGTAATTAAATCAAGAACTCCAATTAATGTTTGGAGAGACTTAATTAAGAGCACAACTCACCCAGCTGGTATGAAGTTGTTTGGTGAAGTAACTATTGATGCAACTGCAAACACTGAAATGCCAGTTGAATCGCCCAAAGCAAGTCATTTCACTGTTCTTGAGTTAGGACTGGATGCATCTATTGTTTCTGAAAATACACGAAGAGTTGTTACTCAAAGTGTACAGAAAATTGAAGATTATAGGGCAAAGAATGGTACTGGTTCGGTTTCTGTACAAGAATACAATTTTTCGGACATTGTTGCCACTCGTATCAAACTTGGTGCTAACTTTGATGGTGAATTTAATAATGACGGTCAGTTAGTTGGAACAAAAACTTTCCAATTATTGGATGCTGATACTAATGTAACTGTAACTCCATATAACGAGCAATCATTAATTATAACTATTGACGGTGTTTTACAAGAACCTGGAGTAGCATTCACAGTAAATGGCAGTACAATTACTTTTGCTGCTCCTCCTCTTGGAGAAAAAATTGTAGAGGGTCAAAAAGTACCACAACAAAAGTTCTTAGGTAAGGTATTCTCATTTAGATCTGATACAGAAAATAAAAAGGTACTCAAGAAAGTAAAAAATATCTATCAAAGAAATGGTAGATGGTTAGATGCAGCTAATCAAATTAGATTGAATCTAGACTTTATTGTTCTAGAAACTATTGGATGGTTCGAAAATCAGTATTCATCTGTAATTACTAACAATACCATTCCATGGAATATCTTAGAACCAAGATTCAAGGATGATATTAGACTTATTCTTCAAGCAGTAGAACATGATGTTCGTTTTGGTGGAAATGCTAAATCGGTTGATTACGCAAAGGGATATGCTGATTCGTACAGTGGATATGAAACATATGTAAAAGCAGCATTTGATTACGCAGTAAGACTTGCCAAATTTGCTACTCTTAACTGGGACTGGACTACAACTGGAGCTTCATTTACTGCTGGCAGTAATCTACTAACAGTTCCAGATACAAGCAGAGTTCCTTTAGGTGCTGCAATTAGTGCTGGTAAGGCAATTCCTCTTGCAAATAACGTTATTGTCGAAGAAATTATTTCCGACACACAAATTAAGATGTCTGCAACTGCGTTGTTTGATAGTGGCACTCAACCAGCAGGATCTGCTGGTCCAGGATTTACTCCATATTCTGGTACACAAACTGTCAATGTAACCAGTCCAACATCTTCTGCTGGGGTAGTTCCTCCAAACACCTATTCTGTAGGACCAGGAACCACACTTACTGTTCCTCCAATCTTTACTGTATTAGATCAAGTAACGTTCACTTTATCAGGTATTAACAACGGAACTTACTATGATGCATCTAATACTATTAACAGTAATAGAGAATTTATTACAGATTATGCAGTTAACTGGGCAAAAGTAACATATCCTCTAATTAACTGGACATCTAAAGAAACAAAATGCAGAAGAGATATTGGATTCTTATTAGATGCAGTTATCAAGCATCTTCGTTTTGGTGGTAATAGTGACTTAGTTGAATTTGCGGAGTTGTACTTTATTGGAAGTCAGTTGCAATATGTCAACAACCAATTAACAGAAACTCTTGCTACTTTTAGAAAGGTAATTGTCGAGCTTTGCGTTCAGGCAATGAGGCAAACACTTTCTGGTGGTGGATTTACTAATATCACTCCAGTTATTGATAACGGAATTATTAATGACGCAAACAGTCCAACATGTGCTGATGTAGAATCCACATTGAATACTTATTATGATATTATCGATACTATTTTTAATACTGGTCCGAATGTAATTCAACCAACTAGTCTGAATCCAAGCAGACAGGGTAAGTTTGTAACTCTAACTCCTGTTACGAATTACAATATCATTCCTGATCCACAGTTAATTTTTGGAGAATGTGAAGATGTTATTTCTTCTATTTCTTCTCTTGGATCCAATATTCAAGATTCTATTGATGGCACATCTGTCACAAGAACTACTCCAGATTATATTGATGGGGAAACTAAAGTATTTGATCTTTTCTGGGAAGATGGCACCGACGTTATCCTAGAAGGACCAGAGGATGATTTGTTCGTTTCATTGAACGGTGTTCTTCAGAGGAACCAGTTTGCGCCAGATGATCCCGCATTTGATGCATATTATATTGATAGATCAAAAATACCTAACCAAATCGTATTTGATTCCCCACCAATCTGGGATCAAGACTTCTCGGCACTTACAATTGGCGAAGCAACTTCAGTGGAGAAATTCTTTGCTTATAATGTCGGATCTTATAAGAGATACACTACAGATAAAACAAGAGTCGAAGATGAAGGTTCTTCATCTCTTGGTCCATTCCTGATTGTTTCTGTAGAAGATAATAAAGTAGTCAATATTGATGAAGAAAAATTCTTGGTTGTTCTCGTAAATGGAGTAATTCAAGAGTATGACTCTGCCTATACAATCAGTGGTCCTGCTATTACGTTCAAATATCCTCTAAGAAAAGAGGATGTTGTTGATATGAGACTGCTTTATGGTAAAGATTATGAAAAAATTGTAACATTCTATGATCATGAACCAGGAAGTTACTTAATTGAAAAGACTTTATTAGTTGAAGATCCATCAAGAGCGGTACATGAAGGGTTTAATGCTTGGTGGAATTCAAAGAAACCAGTTCCATCTACTTATAGTAATGTCTATGTTTATCAACAAAGAACCGATGGGACACAAAATCCAATTGGTAAGTTAGTAAACTATTGGCATAAATCTGGATATTTCTATGTCAATCTAAGATCTAATAATAATATACTAGAATCGGAAGAGCTATCATTTGGAGTAATTCAAAGTCCAAATGGACCAGTATTTAAGGTAAATCCATTAGTAAATCCATTTTCTCTAACGACTGAAAATGTTGATTCAACTGGAACCGTTAGACTCTATAGAGAATCGCAAACATGGTATAAGGGGGACGTTGGAAAAACTAAGGATGCTCTGAAGAAAAAGGGATTCTTTAAAATTTCACCAGGGGATAAGGTAAAGATCGATGGTGAAAGTGAATTCAGAACCATCAAGAAAGTCCCAGATGCTGTATATGCAAAAGAATATAGAACTAATTTTGATGTAACAAGTGATCACTATGGATCATACACAGTAACTCCATATAATGGAATTACTAAGGGAGAAGGTCTAAGTGTCGTTGCTGTCATTAACAATGGTGAAGTAGTCGATCTTGTTTGGAATCAAAAGGTTGTCGATTTTAGTGATCCAAATAGACCAAGAGTTGCAGAAGCAACTGCATATCAATATTACACAAATCCAATCCTAGAATTTGTGCCTAGAGATGGAAATGGCGGTGGCGCTAGAGCAGAAGTTATTGTAAAAGATGGTCATGTAATTTCTGTTGAACTTTTACAGGGAGGAAGTGGATATACTACCGAACCAAAAGTTGTTGTTACTAGAAGATATAAACTTGTTCGTGAAAATGAAATTGAAACAAATGTAATTAAAGTTGGTGTTAATAAGGTACTAAAACAGGATCTTCTTATCACTAGTACAATTGATAGTATTTCTCTACCACCTCCAGGTCTTGCTTTAATCAGTAGTATTGTTCTGAAATCACCATCAACTGTCCAAGATGAAATAGAAAATCATGTTTGGCCAGATAAAGAAGATGTTGATATGCCAACTGGTGCAGATCAACCTGGCATTCAAACTCGTATTAGATCTACAGATAGAGTTACACCAGTAGATGTAGGTAAAAAGAGAATTACGAAGCAACTTACTTCAATTATACCAACTGCTTCTATCAATGTTCTCTCTACTTCTACCCTTGTTTCTAACAGAGAAATTACTACATCATTCACAAGAGAACTTGATAATACCAGAATCAATAATATTACAAACCGCGTTCCTGGTGCATTCTTGCAGATCGATCTTAATATCGGTGATACTATTGTATATGTTGCAGATACCACCAAATTTAGCAGTAATGGTAAGATTCTTGTTGGTAATGAACTTATTTACTATCCACGTAAGTACGACGATCGTTTCCTCTTCGCAAGTAGAGGAGTTGATGGAACACAAGAACAATTCTGGGCAGCTGGTACTTATGTACGACAGGTAGAAGATTATGTATCTGTTGTTCCTGGTGGAATTAATGTAATCAGTAGTATTAGTTCTACTGCTGGTCCTACAGCACAACCAGGAGCTGAAATCTTCAGATCTACAAGTTCTGGATCTGGAGTAGGATTAGAACCATTTGCTATTGTAACATTTGAAACAACTTCAACTGAATTACTAATATTCACTCCACCATCTGGTTTAATTGATTATTTCCAAGAAGATATCCTTTGGACCAATCCAGTTGTAACTAGAAATAGTGGAAGTGTATTTTTAACATCTAAAACGGTCACACAAAGAAGTGGAACTATAATTGATGTCAAAAATGCCGACAAGAATATTGAGTTCCAAGGAACTTATAAAGTTGGCAATTTAGGATTTAACCTCGGTGATTGGAACGCGAATATTGATGATGGTGCTGCAAACGTATCTGGATGGTCTATTCAACAATTTGATAGGTATTTTGCAGACGTTAGCATTAGAGATTTCGAAGATAGGGCAGATTCAAACTTTACTAGATCTGGCATTAGATGGAATATTGCAAATCCATCCTTCCAGAATCCAGTTGCAATTGTACAGTCAACAGGATCTGTTGTTCCAACAGTAACAGTACAAAGTACAAGTTATTTCCCATCTAGTGGATATCTATTCACATCTGCTGGATCGGTAATTCAATACACCAGCACTACCGCAACTACTTTTGAAGGATGTACTGTTATTAGAGGAGGAAGTATCGTCACCAATGGCGATGAGATCATCCCACACGAACTTTCCTAAATAACCACATAAATATAAATAACTCAGGCACAAATTACTACGTCGGAACGGAAAACCAATGGCTGCTATTATCTCTGATAAGTTTAGAATTTTTAACGCGAAGCAATTTCTTGAGTCGCTTACTGAAAATCCAAGTACGAACATGTACTTTTTTGTTGGGCGTCCTCAACCATGGTCTGGATACCTAGAGACATATTCAATTTCTGGCGGAACTTTTACCGCAGGAAATGAAGTTTATGTTGGTGCAAGTTACGGCACTGCTACATTTAGAGCAACCATCTCTGCAGTTTATTCCGACGCTGTATTAGTAACTGCAGTCTTTGGTTCTAACGGTGTAAATTCTGTTCCTGGTGCCCTAGGAACAACTCTAAAAGAATACGACGGTGCCGCTGATACTGGAGTTACTGCTAAGTCTGGTATCTATCGTTATGGTACAGAAAATGAACCACCCCTTCCACTAGATAACCAGGAAGAAAAGTATGATGTTTATGACGACATCATTGCTGCAAAAAGAATCACCGATGAATATGCCCGTGCTGTTGTAAGACGTTACAACTGGGACCTTTCAGCAAATCCAAAATTTGATATGTGGAAACCAGACTATTCAGCAACTCCTGCTGGTGGTGGTCAGATTGGTAAAGCAACTGCTACTGGTGCCACGAGCATTGCAGATGCTAAATTCTATGTAATGAACAGCAACTACGAAGTATTTAAGTGTCTTTATAATGGCGAGAATCCTTCAAACCCTGCTGGACAAAATGCAACGCAAGAACCACTAACAACTTCTGGTAATTACAGCAACGGTGTCTTCAGAGAATCTCAAGGTGCTGGGTATGTTTGGAAGTACATGTACACCCTACCAACTGATGACGTACTACGCTTCCTCTCTTCGGACTTCTTACCAGTTGTTCTACCAACCAACGCATCAAGAATCGCAACAGAGGCAGCTGCAGTAGATGGTGCTATTGATGTTGTAGTCGTCAAAGATGCTGGAACGGGTCTTCCCGCTGCACAGACTCTATATACTGCTGTTCGTGGAGACGGCAGTGGTGGTGTAGTTGAAGTTGTTGTTAATGCTGGTGGAAACATCGATAGTGCTAGTGTTGTTATTCCTGGAAGTGGTTATTCTTACGCTTCAATCTCAGTTGCTGATGGCAACCTCTACGGCGATCAAGGACTTTCAAATGGTGTTGCATCACCAAATGCAGTCGCTTCAATTGAACCAATCATTCCTCCAAAAGGTGGTCATGGTGCTGATATGGAGTTGGAACTCAATGCTAAGCGTGTCATGACAAATATTCGTTTGACATACGCAGAAGGTTCTGGAGACTTCCCCGTAGATAACGACTTCCGCAGAATCGGTATTATCAAAGATCCTATTGACGCCAATTCTCTTGCAGTTGCCAGTGATAACACACTTTCAGGTTTATACTCAATTAAGATTTCTGGAACTGGCGGAACAGATTACATCGCTGATGAAATTATCTCTCAGAGTGTTGCTGGTGGTCTTAAATCAGCGTTGGGTACTGTAGTTTCTTGGACTCTAGATCCTGCATCAAACACTGACGGAATCCTCAAGTATTATCAAAGACCAGCTCAACATACTGATGCCGATGGCAAAGTTTATCCATTTGAAGCGAATGGTTCCGCTACTGTCATTGGCGCACAATCAGCAGCTGCTGGTTCTCCCGATACCACAAATAATGCTATTGTGGAAGGTGTACAACTAACAAACGGTCTAGCATCACCAGAAATTGCTAATAACACTGGCGATATCATCTATGTTGAGAACAGAAGACTAATCACTCGTGCTCCTGACCAGATTGAAGATATCAAACTTGTTATCGAATTCTGATTTAATTACATACTTTCAAATCCCCCGAGAGATCGGGGGATTTTTTTTAACTCTACTAAATACTAGGGACTAGATACTAGTATTTGGCGGAGTACGATGCCTCAGAAGACGAACCTTAATGTAAATCCTTATTACGAGGACTTTGACGCGAATAAGAATTTTTATAAAGTTTTATTCCGTCCTGGATACTCGATTCAAGGCAGAGAGCTAACACAACTTCAATCTATTCTACAAAATCAGATTGAGAGTTTTGGTAAGTATTCTTTCAAACAGGGAGAATTAGTGATCCCTGGGGAGGTAGGACTTAACAATAAACTTGATTACGTTAAGTTGTCTTCTGTTTCTGAAGTTGCTGTCAATGACGGTCTTGGTAATATTGTCTACAAGAAATATGACATTTCCCAGTTGCATGGAAGACAACTGAGAGGTTTGACATCTGGTGTTATCGGAAATGTAGTATCTTCAAAAAATGCTACAGAAACAAATGCAGACACTTTGTTTGTCATTTATACTACTAGTGGTAACGCTAATAACGAGACTACTTTTAGACAAGGTGAAACTCTAGAAGTTATTGATGGTGTAAACACCCCCTTAATGGTAGTCGGAACAGATGGATCTGTACTGCCTACTGCAATTACTGTTGTTGATCCAGATACTGGTGCAGAATCATCTGTTATAAGTCCAGCAATGGGCTTTTGCTCCGCTGTTAAAGTACAAGAAGGCATTTACTTTGTAAATGGATATTTTGTTCGTAACGATGATGAGCTTTTAGTAATTGATCCATATTACAATGCTCCCAGTGCCAAAGTAGGATTTTTAGTAACAGAAGATATTGTTACTCCAGAAGAAGATGAATCACTATATGATAATGCAATTGGTTCTTCCAATTACACAGCACCTGGAGCGCATCGTTTAAAGATTTCTCTTACTTTGAAAAAGTATGAGTTATCTACACAGACAGATAAGAATTTTATTCAACTCCTCAGAGTAAAAAGAGGAGTCATAGAGAAAAAAGTAGTACAAGCAGACTATTCGCTCCTAGAGCAGACCCTGGCAAGAAGGACTTATGACGAGTCTGGTGATTATGTTGTAGATAATTTCTCTATTGATATTAGAGAATATGCACAGAAAGAAGGAAACAATGGTGTATATGCCGTTGATTCCGAAGGAAATTACAATGGACTAAGCGAACAAGAAGCATCAGAAAAAATGATCGCTAATGTTGGACCTGGAAAGGCTTACATTAGAGGTTATGAAATTGTTAATAAAGAAACTAAAACTATTGAAGTTAGTAAGGCTAGAGAAACTCTTGACAGTGATAACATCACAATCAAAACTAGAGGTCTTCCAACTTACTCTGTAAGTAATGTTTCTGGATCTATTCCCCTAAATTCAGAGGGTTCTGACTTAACTTCATATCCTGATGTTGAACTTTATAATATCTACAATGATGCTTTGTTAGGTCAAAATCTTGATTTCGTCTCTGGACAAAGATTTACTGAAGATGCAGATGAAAGAGTATTCAGTATCAATCGTAGAGGATCTCTATTTACAGATTCGGATGCTATCAAAACAGTAACAGTAGAAATCAGCCAGCAGGATCTGGTTTTGAAAATGAATCCAGCAAATAATGCTGCTCCCACTATTGTATTTACAGATATCTGCGATTCAAATGGAAATCTTTATGCTGTCGCAACAAGAGCATCTGGATTACCAGAATCTTATAACTCTTTCAAAGTAATTGGTTTTAGTATTGTTACCAGACCAGATGCAAGCCCTGGAGATCAAGCAAAAAGATTTGCAGAAATTACTTTGCTTGGTAATAAAGCAGAATTAAGTGCTCTAATAGAATATGATGCTGAAGATGATGGAGAAAGAAGATTTCTTTTCTTAGGCACTTCAACTGGTGCTGGTCAAGGACCTGTTGACTCATTTACAAAAACTAATGGCACTATTCTTGCAGGTCAGTCTTCACAAACTTATAGTGATGTTACTGGTGTAAGTTCAGCAAATGGTGTTGGTGCTAAGTTTAATGTTGAAAGAGATGGCACTGGCGCGATTGCCACAGTAACTCTTTCTGATGCAGGCACTGGATATACCCCAACAGAGACTATCACAATTCTTGGTAGTAGTATTGGTGGAGTAGATACTACTGATGATATTGTAATAACTGTTGCTAGTATTGTACCCGTTGAAAAACTTGGATATATTGTTGATTACAATGAATCTGTAACTCCATTAATTGGAACAACAAAACCAAGCAATTTTACTCTCAAGAGAAAAGGTTTTGGATTCAATCCAGATACAGATGTTGTTGTATCTAAAGGCACTTTATCTAGTGGAGAAAAGGCATATAATAGCGTATTTGGATTATCTTATTTTGGTCCATCATTCTTTACTAAAATTACATTAGAAGAACAACCATCAACAGGATTTGGTCCTGGAGATTACATTATCGGTTCTACCAGTGGAGCTTATGGTGTTGTAGAAGGAACGAGTCAGTCTTCTTTCAGCAGTTCTGGGATCTTAATGGTTCGTACTTTGTCTGGTAAATTCAGGTCAGGTGAAGTATTGAAGGACGAAAATGATAATGCTGCTAAGATTGCTAGAGACAATACAATCTCCCACTTCGTAACTAAGTATAGAGGTACTGGAGGATATCCTCAGGAAACAGATATTAAAATCAATGGTCAGACTTTTGATACGTCGAAAGTAACTGTCACTACTGATACTGGAGGCATTGGTTATGTTACTTACGTTAAGATTAGAGATAGAGCAGCATTCAATCAAACATATTCACAACCACCAGTAGTTACAGTTACTGCTGGCATAAGTAACATTGCTCTTGCGGCAAGAGTTGACGCAATCTTATTCAGAGATACAGTTGTAACGTATAGTCCACAAGATGTCAAATCTTTTGGTGCTGCATTTGGTTCGCTTGGTGTCAATAAGTTTACTGCGGACGTGGAGAGTAATGATACAACTTATGCAAACCTTGTATCTGTAACAGAATTTACTTTCTCTGGAAAGAAAGGATTTAAGTTCCTTGAGTGTAATGGATTTGGTGGAGATGCCACCCAATTCCTGAAGCAAGGAGACTATGTACAATATACTGGAACGGATGGTCTTTCTGTAAGAGCTCTTGTTCAATATGCAACAAAACCAGAAGGAACTAACAAGTCTAGAATTTATCTTGATAAGTCAATTCCAGAAGAAGTTGTAAATGGAAATATTGTTAAGATTGTTCCTAAGGTAGATAATTTTGCTCAAGGAACACTCATCTATCCTACTGGTAGTGGTCAAGTATCTTCAATTTCCAGAGGATCTGAGGACTCTAAAATTAAGTACTACTATAGAAGAGACTTTATCACAACGTCAACTACTAGTGGTAACTTCATTACATTCACTGCACAATTGCCATTTGGCACACAGAGATTTGTAACTTTTGATGAATCTAATTTCATCATGACAGTTCTTGATCCAGGTGATGCCACAAACGTAAAGACAGGAGATGTAATTTACTTAACTTCTGATAATATTTCTACTACTAACACCACGGATCAAGCAAGTGGATTGAATGCTGGTTCTGTTGTTATCAGTCTACCAACTAGTGTCTTCAATGCTTCATCAAATTTCCCCAAACTAAAACTCTCGGCAACTCTAGAACTAACAAAAGCACGTCCTAGAATTAAGACGGCAGTTAAGAATAAGAGAGTCCTTATCAAGTCTGTTGGAGATAGAATTATTCCTATTCGTGGTGAAAACTACGATGATGAATCAACTGTTATTTCATCATATGCTGACGCTTTTAGAGTTAGATATGTTTATGAAGGAACTTCTGTTGCACCACCAGATGTTGATACTGCAGGAAATCTTGTAGGAAATGGTAGTGATATCACAGAAAGATTTACTTTTGATGATGGACAAAGAGACACATATTATGATGTCTCAAGACTTGTTTTGAAACCAGGATATCCAGCACCGACTGGACAGTTAGTTGTTGCTTTTGATTATTTCGAGCATTCACAGGGAGATTTCTGTACTGTAGATAGTTATTCTCACGAAGCAGGCGTAACCCTAGAAGAGATCCCTAATTTCAACTCCGCTGTTCATGGCATCGTTTCACTCAAGAACGTCCTTGACTTCAGACCAAAAGTAGACTCCACTTCATATGTAACTGGTTTTGCTAACGTTTCTTCTAGACAGCAACCAACTACAGTGTTTAGTGGAGAAGGCGGTGTTGTTTCTGTAACTCCAGCTCCAGATTCAAACTTAGAATTTACATTTAGTTTCAGTCAGTCAGAATTCCTCAACAGAATTGATGGAATTTTCTTAAACAAAAAGGGTCAGTTTGTTCTTAAGGAAGGTAACTCTTCACAGAACCCAACTCGTCCAGAACCTCTTGATGACGCTATTGCATTGTACTATATGTACATTCCTGCTTTCACAACCACAAGCAAGGATGTAAGAATTACTCCTGTAGATAACCGCAGGTATACAATGAGAGATATTGGAAAACTTGAGAAGCGTATTGAGCGTCTTGAGTATTACACAACTCTCAGTATTCTTGAGCAACAAGCACTCGGAATGCAGATTCGTGATGAAATCGGATTTGATAGATTCAAGACTGGTTTTATCGTAGACAACTTCGAAACGCATTTAATTGGCGACATTTCTTCTGCCGATTATCTGTGTGCTATCGACACTCAGCAATCTGTTCTCAGGTGTCAGACAAATGAAGAATCATTTGCATTGAAAGAAGTAAACACTAGAGATGATCAAAGAGTTATTGATGGATACCAGAAGACTGGAGACATCATAACTCTACCATATACGACGCTAGAATTACTGGGAAATAGTTTTGCAACTAAAACCATTAATCCAAATCCATTTGTTGCTCTTCAGTATGTTGGCGAAGGTCAACTAAATCCAAGAATTGATCCTTGGTATGATAAGAATGTAGAACCTTTGATTGTCGATAATAACACTCAACTATATTCTATCTTCATTTCTAAGAATGAAATTAGAGATTCTTTCTCAAGTCTCTTCAATTCATTTATTGTTAATTGGATTGGATCGAAAGATTCATCTGGAGAGATCACTTCATTTGGAACTACTAATTCAGACTCCGCAAATTCTAAGGTACAAAGTGCTTCTGTTGCAAGTTCTTCTAATGTAAGTCCTAAGAATAATGAGATTGGAAAGGGTCTAACAACTGACTCTACGGAGAAAGGAACTGTAGCAACGTCTCTAAGATTCTTTGCTAGAAGCATTGCTGTCAAGTATGTTCTTAAGAGGATGAAGCCATCAACAAGACTTTATCCTTTCTTGGAAGGAACTGACATTTCTAGATGGGTAAATCCAGACAGTAAGTTTACTGGAATTGCTGCTAACTCCCTGTCAGGATTTAATGGTCCAATTGTCACTGACGAAAATGGTAACGCTAGTGGTATCATTTTGGTTCCTGGCGGTTACGCACCTCTGCAAAATACCACATGGACTGGCAGCCCAGAAACAGTCGAATACGATACTGCTTCTGAGCAGGTTAGAGTAACTACTGGAGTTAAGACATTTAAGTTTACTTCAAGTGCATCAAATGCACCCAAGGAAGAAGTAGATACTTACACAGAAGTTAAGTATTATGCAATTGGAAGACTCCCAGAAAATCCTGCAACTATTAATTCAACTTCCCCATCTATCTTCAAAGCAAATGAAGGTGTACAAATTATTGATAGCGTAACTGACTTGGAGGCAAGACCTAATCCTCTTGCACAGACATTCAAGATTGAAAATTATGAGGGTGGTTGCTTTGCTACTAGCGTTGATCTCTTCTTCAATAAAAAGAGTACAAATATTCCAATCAAAGTTTATTTGACAAATACTGAAAGTGATAAACCAGGCAAGTACATTGTTCCTGGAACTGAAGTTGCTTTACTGCCAAATACAAGAATTCGTGTATTCACAAGTGGAACTCTGACAGTTACTATTGGAGAGACTATTACTGGTTCCAGATCAAATTGCAGTGGTCCATTATCAAAAGTTCTTGATAGAAATAACAATGAACTAACGGCTTCTAGTTCTGGAGTTGTTACTTTAACAAATGATCAAGTATACACTTTTGTGTTGAGCAATCATAATGGTAAAACATTCGTTCAAAATGAAGGATTGATTATTGGATCATTGACAACTTACAATGCCACCAACAACACAAGTCTTTCGGTAACCATTGCAAAAGATTCTGGTAAGGTTTCAGAGTTGTTAGTTAAAGAAACTGGCGGCAATTATGACTCAGCGATTCTTTCTGTTGAAAGTCCACAGTTGCCTGGTGGTAGTGTTGCTAACGGCAGTGTAAATATTTCAGGTGGAGAAATTTACAATGCTGACGTAACACTATTTGGTTCCGAGTACACCGCTCCACCATCAATCGTTGTTAAAGGCATTGGTAATGGCGCTGCTGGTGCTGTTATTGAGGCAAAGGTAACTATCGATACCCCAGCAGTTAGAATGGGCGTTGCAGTCGATTCTGCGGGGGTTACGCAGTCAATTACTCCAACATCTTTCAAATTTGATTATCCAGTATATCTGCAAAATAATGCTCAATATGCACTGGTTGTTGAAACAGATTCAACAGAGTATGAACTGTGGACATCGAGACTGGGAGAAATCGAAATTGCTACGAGCACTCCCGTTACAACACAACCTTTACTTGGATCGGTATTCAGATCTCAAAATGTTGATACTTGGACCGAGGATCTATTTGAAGATATTAAATTTACGATTAAGAGAGCAGAATTTGATATCAGTAGGACTGGAAGCCTCAAAGTTGAAAACGAATCTCTTGGTTATCAACTTCTAGGAATAAATCCAATTCAGACTGATGGAACGACCAATGCTGGTGCAACTTCTGATCTATTCAGAAACAACAACAAGATCTTAAGAATCAACCACCCAAATCATGGTTTCGAAGATCGTGGCAATTCTTATGTGTTCTTTAGAAATTCAGAAACTGTTGCTGGAGTAACAAACACTCAATTGAATACTACCTTATATCAGGTTAAGAGTGCTGGTGTTGATTATTACCATATCGAAAACGCAACTGTTGCCGCAAATACATTAAGGGGTGGTGGATCTTCTATTCTTGTTTCACATAACAAGAAGTATGAGCGCATGTATCCTCAGGTTAATTACTTAACCTTTAGTGCAACTAAGGTAGAAACTTCAGTTAAGTCAACAAACATTGTCGCTGTGGATTCAACAACCACAAACTATGTTTCATATTCACAAACTGGATATGAAAAAACTTTCTTGAATGAAATTCATTACTTCAACAACCAAAAAGTTCTTTGCTCTAAGATCAATCAAACTGTAAATAATCTTGACAGATCATTTGAATTAGATATCAAACTTTCATCTACTGTTTCTTATCTATCTCCAGTTATCGATCTATCTTCTGCTTCTGTTAAATTTGCTTCTAACAGAATTGAGAAGTCAAAAGGACAAGAAGATAGATATGGAAGAAGAGATCAAGTCCTTAAGTTCAAGGACGTATACTATTTTGCTCTAGCTAACTTACCAGTTGGAGAAGTTATTGATGCTGATAATAACCAAGCAGTTGAAGGATACAATAGCAAGGCAAAAGGAACTATTATCAGAAAAACAGAAGTTGCTGGTACTACCAATATTTGGGTTAAAGTTTCAACAACAAATGGATTCCAGAAGAACGAAGGTTTGATCTTTGGTGGTGCAAATTCCAATGTAAGTTGGGATCCTACAGCAAACCAAGGTGCTGGTGGTGGAGTAGCAGTTGGATCGGATCCAACCAGAGAAATATTCTCTGTAAATGTTGCGGATACAATTGTTGCTAGAAATCCAAGCATTCTTTCCGATACATTTGATAACAAGATTGATGGTAAAGTACAATTCTTCGACTCCCAAAATCAGATTATCACATTGAAAAATGATAAGAAGCCACATGGAGATCTTGGTTATACAGAATCTCTATTAGAATCTTCATCATCTGGAAATGCTAGATCTGGAGAAGGTGTTGCTGACATCTTTAGAGTAGGAGATATTATTTCATATCCCGATCAACCAACTGAGACTGTTGCATACTGGGAAGTGAAGGAAATTGAATACACTGATGGTATTGAGTACCGCTCAGAAAATACATTTAGTGATAGTTCTTCTGTTGCTAAGTATGTAAGTAAGGAGATTTCTATTGGCAATCCTGGAACCTCTATTGATGTTAGATTGACCGTTAATGTCAAGAACATCGATGATGTACAAGTTCTATATCGTTATAAGAAGTCTTCAAGTCAAGAATCATTTGACAACATTGAGTGGGAGTACTTCAATGAAACTGGACTACCAGATGTTGCAGAATTCCCAACTAGCGAAAACAGCATTTCTGGTATTGTAGAAAAGCAAAGTTCTTATCAAGAGCTTAAGTATAGCGTCTCTAATCTACCAGAGTTTTCATCGTTTGGCGTTAAGATCGTAATGAGATCTACTGATCCTGTATACGTACCCAAGATTCAAGATCTTCGCGCTGTTGCATCTTATTAATTTCCGCGTATGACTTATATTAAAGTTTCTGGGCATGATGGTCTTGTCAGAGATGAGACCACAGGTGCCATCTTGAATCAGAGCGATTCTGCTATTGAAGCAAGGCGTAAACAAAGACAGTTGAATTCCGCGTTGGAAGACATAAATATGTTGAAGGATGAAATCTCTGAAATCAAATCCCTACTTAGAGAGTTAGTAAAAAATGCCAGCAATTAACGTCGCACGTACTGATACCTTTGAGATTCAAAGGCAGAAGATTAACGATATTGGATCTCAGGTATTTTCCATCACTCAAGGTGGCAGTGATCTTGCTACTGGAAATCTTAGACTTGGTGATGGTACACTTTCATCACCATCATTAGCCTTCACTTCCGACTCACAATTAGGTATTTACAAATCCGATCTTTCAACTTTGGGGTTTGCTTCTGTTGGAAAAAGAATTTTTGACATATCATCAACAGAATTAATTTCATATAAAAATTTCAAAATTCAAAAAAATACATTATCTACTGGTGGATTAACATTATTAAATTCTGGATCTGGATATGATCCTGGAAATTATCTTGGTGTTTCTATTCTGGGGGGATCTGGAGATCTAGCGACAATAGATCTTATTGTTGAGTCTTTTTCTGGATCTATAACAAATGCTGGTAGAAATTATACACCAGGATCTTTCGCTGGTATAAACTTAGAAGGAGGATCTGGAACTGGAGCTGAGGCATCTTTTACAGTAGAAGCAGTAGACGGAACAATTTTAAATAATGGTTCTGGATATGGTGATGGTAACACCACTTTGTATGAATTTATTTTCTTAACTGGTGGATCTGGAACTGGAGCTCAGGCTTCATTTTTTGTGGATACTGTATCTGGAGAGATTGTTTCTGTAAACATTCTTTTATCTGGATCTGATTATCAGATTGGAGACATTTTAAGTGTCGATAATGCAGATTTTAATGGCAGTGGATCTGGATTTCAATTTGAAATTACTTCAGAACCAGGGATTGTAAAAAATCTATCTTTTACTCAAAAAGGAAGTGGATATTCAGCAAATGATGTACTAACACTTCCTGGACCAGTAAATGGAGTTTCTGCCACATTAGACTCAAATTCTTCTGTAATTACAGTTTCTTCTACTTCTGGTATTTTTTCAGGATCTTCCGTAACACAATCTTCTGGAACTGGACAGATTGATTCTGGAACTACAGTTCAATTTGTTGATCCTGTTACAAATACTATCACGATTTCCGCAAATCCATTGGTATCTGGATCTGCTGTATTAAACTTTATTCCTCCATACGGAAATACTCAAACTACAGATTTTGAGTATACCATTAATAATGTTGGAGTTGTAGATAGTTTCACTGTAAATTCGGAAGGAAATGGATATGCCATTGGCGATTTATTGAGTGTTTCGGCATTAAACTTAGTACAACCAATCACATACTTGGTTTCAGCAAAAGAAACCGATTTAGTAACATTTGTTGAATCTATACCAGCTGGGTATTTTTCTGTTGGGGACTCTATTACAAATGGTTTATTAACGGGAGAAATTTACCAAGTTAATACTTCTGGTGGTAATTTAATTTCTATTCTATGTGAATCAATACAATTACAAGCATCGGATACTGTTAATAAAGTTGGCGATGTAACAAACTATACCGTAAATGTTGCGGTTAATGGATATCGATTTTTTATTGACACTGGCAATGGTCCAGAACTGACACCAGATTTAACTTTATACGTAGATAACACTTATATTTTTGATTTATCAGATTCTTCCAATTCTATACATTCTTTTGCTCTAAGTGAGTATAGAGATGGAAGATGGGAACCAAGTTACGTACAGAATATTAATACTACTTTAGATTCATCAACTAATTTAATTACAGTATCTACTACTACAAATATTCTGGAAGGAATGGAAGTAATTGTTACTTCTATTGGTGGAGGTGGATTACCAGTAAACACAATAGTGGAATCTGTTATCGATTCTACTACTATTCAATTATCAAATTCCCCGACTTTTTCTGGAGCAGCTACCCTATCCTTCAGAGGAGTTGAATATACGGATGGCGTAATTACTGCAGCAAATTCTATAACTTTAAAAGTTACCAACAATACACCAACATTATATTATTATTGCAAAAATGCGAGCCCAAATCATGCCGATATGGGTGGAGTTGATGGTTTGGAAGCAACCATTACAATTGATCCCAATAACCCAAAAGTATTTGGATCAGGACTTTCATTAAGAGTCGATGCATTAAACACCACTGATATTATTAATCAAAATGTAGATACTGGTAAAATTGATTGTTTAGATATTGCCAGTGTAAATTCTCAATTTACAAGTACAAATGTTACTGGTACTTTAACGGCACCGACAATTTCTGGTAATACTATTTCACTTTACACCATAAATTCTCAGGCAAATTTAGAGATAAATGCAACCAGTACCAATGTTCAAAGCGATTTAAATGTTGGATCAAATTTAACTATTGAACGTATATCTGGTAATCTAACAACATCTGGCGTTTTAAAAAGTACATTATCTATAAATGTCAATGATAAGTTGTTTATCACAAACAACACAATTTCATCTCCAACTGGAACTGATATCATTATTCAACCTCCTTCTGGAAGGATCACCAAAGTAGATTCTACATCTGCTTTAGTTGTACCATCTGGAACAACTGCACAAAGACCAGGGGCTACACTAGCAACAAATGGATCTGTAAGATTCAACACAACCACTGGTCAATATGAAGGTTATAGTGCATCAACATCATCCTGGTCTTCTCTTGGTGGCGTAAGAGATATTGATGGTAATACTTATATACTTGCAGAACTAACAACTGGAGCCAATGATAATACATTATGGTTCTTTAATGATAATAATAATACATTAAAGTTGACAACGCAATTTTTGGACTTTAGAAATGTTAAGAAAATTTCATCTGGAAAACTTGGTCTTCCATCTTTTGTTTTATGGTCAGCAAATACTCCTGTTACTATCGGACAGTATGTAAAATATAGAAATAATTTATATGAAGTAACTGCTACTGGAACAACTGGTGGAGTTGGAACAGAACCAACACATCTATCTGGTGCTTCAAATAGTGGTACTGCACAGTTTACTTGGTATTCTTCTGCTGTATCTCCATTAGAATTTACGGAGATTGAAGAACTTAGAGTTGGTCCAAATAAAGACTGTCCTTTGATTGTAAGTGCTGAAACTAAAATATTAAACAATACAATTTTCACTCTTGTGGAAGATCTTGTATTGTCACCAAATTCTGGTAAAAAAGTTTCTATAAATGCCCCAACTTCTTTAGTAATTCCAGTTGGTAATACTAATCAAAGAGGTTCTGCTTCGCAAGGATCGATTAGATATAACACCACAATATCTCAGTTTGAAGGTTATAGTGGAACGAACTGGTCTTCTCTAGGTGGAGTTAGAGACGTTGATGGAAACACATATATTATTCCAGAGACTGCACCCGCAGCAAATGAAAATATCTTGTATTTCTATAATAATAATGTAAACACTATTAAACTCAGTGAGACAGAACTTGACTTCACAAATATTGATACAATCACAACTAGTGGTGGTAATTCTTTAGCACTTAATACAGATATTCTTACCTTAGATAGTTCTGCTACAACTATCGATAATACAGATGCTTCTTCTACGTTCATCAGCACAACAAAACAATACTTAGATCTTGGACTTTCTAGTGGACTTAATGTAGATCCTGTATTGAGATTGGATGATCAAGGTGATGTATACCTTAATACTGGGTTTGGCACAGGAACTTTCAATGGAGTTAAAATTTTTGATGGTGACCTAAAAGATTTTGAACTAGCAGATTATTCTGTAGCTACAAAAACTTTTGATTTAACAAAGGGAAGTGTTAATACTTCTTCTTCAATCCTTTATAGTATCTCATCTGCTAAAGGTTGTGATGTTACTGTTATCTGTAAGTCAAGCAGTGGTAAAAAATCTATGGCAAAGTATTCTGTCATTGATAACGGTACTGATATTTACTTTACAGAGATTGGATCGTTAAATACTTCTGCGGATGGATTTACCGCAAGTTTTGATATTACTGCATTGAATGAAACTAGAATTAGTTTAACTCTTTCTGACGATCATTCTAATGGAGACGTGGTTTCGTTCACTCTAGTAACACAAACTATTAAGTAAAATGGCAAGTAATTTAAAACAATTTGATTCATTAGGCGGATTTTCTATTAATGAGACTGTCGTTGTAGATGAGTCTAGAAATGCTAAAGATTTAAACACTATTGAATTAAAAAATAGTTTCTTTAGCGATAGCAAAAAAATTCATTACATTTTAAGAGGTAGTAATACAGCTACTTTACAAATTGATGATGTTGGTACTACTATCCCATTAGAAAGTAGCACTATGAATTTTATTACTGGACATTTTATTGGTGTAAATCCAAGTGGAACCGTTTATTCAGGAAAAATAGAAAGTGCAGTAAATTGCAATGCTTCTGGATTGACAACTGTTCTTTCTAGTATGCTAACAATTATCAAACATGATGTTCCAGTGGGAGAATCTTGGAATATTGATACGTTCACTGCTACCAATAGATTCAGCTATTCTACTATCAGAACAGGAACCACACAACTAATTAAATGGGCTGTATCCACTGAAGTAATTAGTATTGCCTGGTCTTGATGCTAAATATATCAGAGGATTTTAACGGCGGAGCTAGGTAGCACCATGAGTTTTCATATTAATTCCGATAAAGAAAAAATTAGAGGCGTAAACCCTAAACTTATCGGTGATAATGAAGCTACAATCAGGATCGGTACTGGTTCGGATGAACGAGAAGTTTTCCGAGCAGAACTAGATGCCCTGAGTGGATTGCCAAGAATTGGTATCAATAGAACTGGACAAAGAGTTGACAGTATTACTGTTGTTACTGGAGGTTCTGGTTATACTTCTCCACCAACTGTTAATATTGATCCACCACCAGCTGGTGGTACACAGGCACTAGGAACAGCGTTTGTTGGAATTAATGGTCAAGTTTCAAACGTTGCTGTTAATGACCCAGGTAGTGGATATACTACTGCTCCCAATGTTACATTTTCTGGTGGTGGTGGCGCTGGTGCTTCCGCAACCGCTACTCTAGATACCGTCGAATTTGAACTTGATATTAATGGTGCTATTAGAACTTCAACGTCTATTATTTCAGACACGGCGAGAGTTCTAAACCTTGATATTGATAACTTTGTTACTCCCGACTTGGAGTTAAGAGCTCCAAGCTTGAAAACATATGTAAACAATACTGGAGTTCTATTTACTCCAAACGATATTGTTAACAAAGACGAATTTGTATATGCTGATGCAAATGTATATCAGATTTTAAATGACGGTAAGACAGGATCGCTTTTCCCTACGCACACAGATGGTATTGTTGTCAGTGGAAATGCTCTAGATGCTCCCATAGATCCTGGTGTGCAATTGAAGCATATTGGATATAGAGTTATTGATCCAGAGGGATACCTCTATAATGAGACTGGTAATGCGGGTGCGTACCCTCGTTCTATCACCCCTTTACTTGGTGACAGATCAGACAAGATTGCAACAACAGAATACGTCCTCAACCTAGCTACAAACGACGTTGGCGGTCGTATTTACGTTTCCGAGCAAATTGGTTCTAACTTGAACGATGGTCGTTCGGCAGTTGCTCCTGTGCAGACAATTAAAAGAGCAGCACAAATTGCTTGGAGTACACCTGGAGTAAAAGAAACTATTATTGTTGCTGGTGGAGATTATGTAGAAGATAACCCAATCTCTCTACCACCAGATGCATCGGTCGTTGGCGATAACCTGCGTCTTGTAATCATTAGACCTGCAAATCCAGGAAAGGATATTTTTAAATTTGGTGACAAAAACTATGTTACTGGAGTAACGTATAGAGACCAAGTTGATCCTGTTACTGGACAAGGTACTGCTACATGGCGATATGCCATGGTATTTGATGACAAGCAAAGAGTTATTATTGACAACGAAGTCAATGGAGATTTTGGAGTTGACTTCCCAATTGGTCACCAAATTATTGGACCAGATAGATTTAGACTAACTTTTGATTCTAATAATGGCGGAAATACTCTTGTCCCTGGTATTGATGCTGTCTCTAACATTCAAGGTGCTAGAACTAAAGTAATCTCTGTATTGTTTGATGAAATTTCTGGACCAAGTGCCTTTAATACAGGTTCAGTTGATGTAGAAATTATTAGTGGTGGTTTCTCAAATTCAGAACCATTTACATATTATACTGGTGCCACACAAGGAGCACAGATAAATGGATTAACTGCTACACAAGCAGCAGGTAATAATTTAATTAGATTTACAACAGATCCTAGCACATTAATTCCTGGAGGATCAATTGTTTACCTCGATGATGTAAACAATGATGTATTTACTGCTGGTTTCTATGAGATTACTGGTATTCTTCCAGATCAAGCGCCAGCATACTGGGATGTTAGAGTTGGTGGATTGTTAGGAGCACCAACATTTAACAGTCTTGAAACATTTACTGGTGGTGTTGATGTATATGCTGCTAGTGCAACAACTGCAACTTTTAATTCAAATTCTGCAACTTCTATTAGAGCAGAAGGTGAAGTTGTTTCGGTTGACTATGACGTAACATCTACTTTAAACCTGACACGTATTGACTTCTCATTGCAAGGAGATCCAAGTATTGCTACTGGCGGTTTCCAGAGTAATCTATTTGGTAATGCTGAAGATCTTGGTGGTATTGTATTCTATACAAACCCTCTATCTGGTGCTTCTAACATCCATGATTTTAAAGAAGGACAAGAAATTGAAATTTCTGGTTTGCAAACCCAAAATCCAGATTTGAGTTTCTTAAATGGAAAACAAAGGATTTATAAAGTATTAGAAGATGCTGATGGTCGTTCCAGAAGATTTGTAATTCCAAAGAAAGCTCCAACAATCACAACTGATAATTTTGATCCAGGGCAATTTGCAAAAGTAAAATCATACGCTAAGAGCATCACTTTATCTCTTAGAAACTCTCCAAGTAAGTTCCCTATTGCGACTCCTGTAGATAGAAGATATCAAGATGCTGTTACTTACATTCGTAATAACAGAGACTTCATTGCGGATGAAGTCGTAGGAAGAATCAATGCACAATTTGCTAAAGAATATTATTCTGTATACAATGTATCTGGAAATTCTTTCGACATTTACCTTGGACTAAGTGCATATCCACATACTTATGTAAGTGGCGGAACTGTAACCTTTGGTGGATCCACATATAACATTACTGGATTTACTTGGGATAATGCAGTTACTGGTGTCGCTACAGTTACTACATCGACTTTCACAGGAGTCAGCGAAGATGATACTGTAAAATTAGCAGATCTACTAATTTCCTGTGCAAATGGTCAGAAGATTTATCCAAGTTTCAGTATTCCAGTAGATGACGAGCAATGCCGTCAGGATATTGTACACTTCTTGAATGCTCTAGTAAGAGACTTAGAATTTGGAACCAACCATAATATTATTGAAGCTGGTAAGAAATATATTGTCGGTGCAAAAATTGATTATGTAGAGAATGAAATTATCCAAACTGTACGTGCAATTGAGTATGCTAGAGAACTAGCAATCTATGCAATGTGCAACTGGAGAACTGGAAACAGAACTACAAGCGATCCAGTATATGCTCCAGAATATTCTTCAGTTGCAAGATATTTCGATGACAGTGTAATCACAGCAACAGCAGGAACACCTGCTTGTGATGATGTAAGATCTGCTATCGATACTCTCGCATTCCTTTATATTGATGTTGTTGCTAACAACACATCAGGAACATATCTTGACGCAGCGTACCTAATTGCTCGCAACAGAGATCTAATTGCTGATCAAGCATACTTAGAGACTTTAGTGCAGTATCCATCACTAGGTCTCAGCAATGTTGATGAGAGAAAGTGCCGTAGAGACATCAACTACATCATTGGTGGTTTGATTAGGGACCTTTCACTTGGCGGCAACTCTGGTATTGTAACTGCAGCAGAAAGTTATTATAATGGCACTGCTTTGGTTGGCGTCCCACCAGCGGAACTTGGTGCTACTAGATATGCATTTACAAGAACTGGTGTTCTTGCTATTGCAGCAATGCGTAACTGGAAGGATGCTTCTGGAAATGCGTATACAACTACATCTCCAATTCCACAATTTACAGATGCTACAATTCTAGCAGATCCAGCTGGGGATCCTCTCTGTGCTAATGTTGAGTCAACTATCAACACAGAGATGTCATTGTTGGATGGAATTTTAGAATTTGCAGAAACACCATCAAGTCCAACTGCTATTATTCCTGGTTCTACAACAAAAACTTACGGAATTTTATATGATACCACACAGATTACCACGTATCCAGATAGCTTCATCTACGATACACAAGGCACCAGAATGGCAGTTCGTGCTGATTATGATGATTTCCCAATCATCGAGGCATCGCCATACACACAAAACGCTTCGGTAATCTCTTCCGCTGGTGGTAGTGGCGCGGAAATTGATGGTGCTAAAGTCAAACAACCCAACTGTCCTTTCCCTGGTCTAGAAGATGACGGTTCTGCATCATTCCCCAACCAAGGTAAATCCATGGTTGCTGCAGCGTTCACCATTGTATCTCAAGGTGGAACTGGATATATCATCAAGAATGATGGATACGTTCAGTTAGTTTCCGTTTTCTGCATTTTCTGTCAAGATGGTGTCTTGGCAGAGAGTGGTGGTTATGCATCTATCACTAACTCTGCTACAAACTTCGGTATATATGCATTAAGAGCAAACGGATTTAGAAGCGAAGCATATTCGTTCGACCAAGCAACTATCCAATCAATCAGTCAAACTGCTGCTGGTAGAACTACCATGATCGTTACTGGTCTTGGCAGAGCTCCACTGGAGCACTATATTGCTAAGATTCCTGGTTACTCAACACAGGCAAGCAACATTGAATTCTTCATTGATGCTGTAGATGCTGTTTCTGTTGCAGCTCCATTTACAGCAACTATCACACTAGCAAATGGTGATGGTAATGATCCTCTCGTACTTGTTAGAGACTCTGATGGTACACTTATCACTGGTCTAACAGCATTACAGCAAGAGTTAACACCAGCTGGTTCTGCCAATTCCACAATCGCTTTCCATAGACCATCTATTGTTAACAGTTCCTCCCACACATGGGAATTTGCTGGTGCTGGTATTACATACAACGCACTTCCAGAAAACGGTGGCACAAAGATTGAAGCATATGAACAAGTAGATGGACCAAATGAAAACTATGGTCGTGTATATGTCTCTGGTACTGACGAACTTGGAGACTTTAAAGTTGGTACATTCGCTAGAATTGAAAACAGAACTGGTGCTATTACCTTCACGGGTACGGTTACGATCTCGGAAGTTGAATTCCTCAAACTGAAAGGTGGTACTGTTGTTGTTACTGGATTCTCTGCTGATAATACACTTGGTGGGGCAAATACATCCGACTCTAAGCTGCCAACTCAGAAAGCAGTTAGAGACTTTATCACCAATAACCTTGGTGCATATATTAACAAACCATATTCCACAAATGCTGTTCCAAGATCTCTTGTGGAACTTACCGATTCTGGTAAAATTTCACTAGACCAAATCCCAGCACTCAGACCATTCAGTGTCTACACAGTTGCCGATGAACCAGGAAGACTTGATCTAGAAGGAGCACTTGCTGGTGATATTGCTATCCAACAGGATACTCAAACTTCATTCATTTTGAATAATGATAATGATAGCTTGTTCCTCGGATTTGTCGTAGATCCAAACCTAACATTTAGCAACAATGGAGTTGGTGGTGTTTATACAGGATCTCCAGGTGGAGGAAGAATTCAGGCAACTGAATACAGACAGGGTATTGTATATCAACTAAACATTACCGATGGCGGATCTGGATATACAACTGCTCCAACCGTAACAATTTCTTCTCCTGGTGGAACTGGCGTTCTAGCAACAGCTGTTTGTACAATTGCTGGCGGTGAAGTTGTTACACTAACAATTACAGAAAATGCTGGATATTATGGAGGTTATGGTTATACCACAGCACCAACAGTAACTATTGCAGGACCTCCTGGTGCTGGTACTCAAGCAACCGCATCTGCGTTGATTGAAAGCAGATTGTATGGTGATATCATTAATAATATTAAAATTGAAGATACCGATTCTATCAATGATGATTCAGTACCATCAAATAATATTAACATTAATAGATCTGTAAATACTTCCGCATCTGATGGAGCTAACTGGGTATCTCTTTCTGCACAGGCTGTTAATATTGGAGATCTTACCGCAACTGCTGGTAGTGTTATTAGTTCGACACTTCTTGGTACGGGGTCAGCAAACTCATTTACATTTTTACGCGGTGATACATCATATGCTCCAGCAGTACAAACTGTTAAAGGAGCTGAAAGAAGATATTTTGCTCCTATTGTAGCACAAGCAGTTGGAGGATCCAGTCAGTTAATCTTTAATGAGGTTGATATTATTGATGATGCTGTAGTTGGACATGAAGTAAGTGAAAGTGTTACTGGTATTGCCGCCGATACATCAATCAACGGAATTGCTAGTACAGGTGGATTAACAACAGTTGCTCTCAACAATCCAATTACAAGTGGTGTAACAATTCCTGCAGGAACATTTATTGAATTCTTCCGTAGCCCATCTCCAGTTAAAATTGATTCCTTGCAAACAAAGAGTGACTTTGTTGCTGAAATTCTAATTGCAAATCCTGGTAGTAACTATACTCCAGGAGATTATAGAAATATTCCACTTACTGGAGCAAATGTTGGAAACGGTATAGATCTTGAAGCTAATATTGTTGTAGATTCAAATGGTTCTATTGAAAGTGTAACTATTACAAATGGTGGTTCTAATTTCCAGAAGTATGAAAGTCCTACCTTAAATGGAGACTTTACTATTACTATTCCAGTAGAGCTTGGACCAGGAAATGGTGCTATACTAGAAGCAAAAACAACCACCTCTACAAGATCACATGGTTTCGTTGGTCTTGACGTTGATAGAGTAACTGACGCAACAATTTCAGCAGATTTATTTGGAACAGCTGGTGTTGCTAGATTTAAAAAATCTCAGTTTATTATTGGAGCAAATGGTTCAGTTGAGATAAAAGATCAATCAAATTCAATTGCTAGTGGTCTAGACGCTGATTTACTCGATGGCGCACAAGGATCTGTTTATTTGGATGGTCAATATTTCTTCCAAGATTCTATCACTCCTCTGCAAATGCAGAAGAAAGTTGATTACGATTTCAACGTTCTTGGAAGTTCTGGTGAAACAGATAAGGTAAACACAATTACCATTAACCCCAACTCAAACGGAGCTCCTTTTGAATTCAAAAACGGATTAGCAATGAGAACCGTTTTTGATACCGCCGATGGTCTTTCTACAGCATATCCTCAAGTTGTTTCTGGAAATTCCAATGCAACAAAGCACTTGGTAATGTCAATCAGAACTGCTGGGGATAGTTCAACTGTTGACGGTGGTGGTGTAAGACAGCTTGCATTTGCTAATGATGACAACTTGTACCTCCGTGGTTCTGGTGCTGCGCTAAACCAATTTGGTAACTGGGTAAAAATTTGGACCTCTGGAAATGATGGTCCTGGAAATGCTGTATCTGGTTTGGGTCCAGATGCTGATTTACTTGATACAAAACAAGGAACTTGGTATCAGCAACCATGGAACCTCAATATTAAGGATCCAAAAACCAACCAACCACAGCAACTCTGGGAAACTTATTTACCAAGATTCTTAGATACAACTACATTTAGAAATAAAATTCAAATTAAATCCTACAATGGAACAGATACTTCATATAGAATCTTCTTCAGACAGCTATTAGACATTAGTGCCACTGGAATTTACAGAATTGGTTATCCTGGTGGTATCAATCTTTATGACAACACTGGTGCTGGTAACGTTGGCGATTTCTTTGTTGATAATGCAATTCAACACGTTGATGCAAATGATTCTGCTGAGAATTACACTATTCTAGAAGGCAGGTTATCTTCTGGTGGTAGTTTTGCTAACGCTGTTTTTGCTGGAACTGCAAATATTCAAAGACGATTTGATGCATATGCATTGAATGAAGATAACAATATGTATTTCCCAGCAGAAATTGGGAATGATGGTGGTAATGGATTTGTAAGATTGGGTAGAAGAAATAATATTGCATCTACTCCTTACATTCATTTCAATTCTTCTGCTGCTCCTGCTTTAGATGCTAATAGCAATCCAACATTTAACTCTGCTATTGTTGCAAGTGGAGGTGATGCAACAGAAGGTTCTGGTTCTATCAATGTTATTGTTGTAGATGAAAATGAATTTACAGTAAATTCATCCATTATTTGGAACGCAGGTAATGTTAACTTCAATTCCTCTAATGTAGCATCTACAGCATCCCTCAAGTCTGCTGTGATAAGAGATACTAATGGCAATTTCTCTGCTGGTACAATTACAGCAAGTTTAAGTGGACTTGCTAGCGATAACGTAGCATTGGCTGGAGATACCATGACTGGCGCTCTCTTGATTACTAATGTTGACGAAAGTGCCCAAGCACTTAGCGTTTCTGGTAGAGCAGATTTCCTCGCTTCGGTAACTGTAGAAGATGATTTGAATGTTGATGCTGGAACTTTATATGTAGATTCTACTAACAATAAAGTAACTGTCAACAGTGCAACCAGTGGTCCTTCTTTACTTACTGTATATGATACTGATGGCAGCACTGGATACGTAGCAAATAATGCTCTTGCTGTACAAACATCACAATATAAGTTTACTGTTTGGAATGCTTCAACTGGTGGCGAATCTGGCATGGTTCTTCGCCATGGAACAACAGCTTCAGAACCATCTGAATGGGGACTTTCTGTTGAAAGATCTGCAGCAAATGTAGGAGACCTAATCTTCAGAACTAAGACTGGCACTTCTTCAAACGCAGAGAGACTAAGAATTGCTAATGCTGGTGATGTCACACCAGGAGCAACAGAAACACAGCATTTAGGTACTGTTTCAAAACGTTGGGCAACTATCTTTGGTTCTGTTATCGACGCAAAAGATTCAGTCAAGATCAGTGATGCTAGTGGAAATAATGGTGCCGAAATTCAGTTCTTAGGTGCAGGATCTGGAGCAGGTGGTGGTAGAAGCTGGAGAATGGGCAACGCTCTAAACTCTGGAGTGGATGTTTTTGAAATCTCTTCTTCCGATTCTCTCGGTGGAACTGATTGGAGAACTGCTATTGCTGCTCCAAATACAGAAGCACCAGTAATGGCATTTGATGGTGCTACAAACGCTGTCGCTATTAATACAACTTCGTTCTCTGGAACTGACACTACAGTCACTCCAAATCAAGCGCGTAGTTATATTCTCAATGTTGAAGGTGATGTTAATATCAATGGAAGTTTTTATAAAGATAATGCCGAGTTTGTAACTTCACGATGGACAGAATCGACCAATGATAGCGGTGCTAATATCTACAGAAATTCTAAGGTTGGTGTTGGTAACATTGCTGCTCCAGCATATCAATTAGATGTTAAAGGCGATATTAATTCTACTGGAAGTGTACGTGCAAGTGGTGATATCCAGTGGTTAGATACTTATGGAATTGTAAAAACTAATAGAAATAATATTAATGAGGATCTATCGATTCCATCTAACACCAACGCTGTAAGTGCTGGTCCTATTACCATAAATACTGGTAAGACCGTTACTATTCAATCTGACGCTAATTGGAGTATTGTATAAATGTCAACTCTTAATGTAGGGACAATTAATTTGTCTAGTGGCATGGTATTGCCAGAATATGCTACTGCGAATTTGCCTCAAGGAGAAGCTGGATTATTGGTATATGATACCACAGCATCAAAGATTAGAGTTCATGATGGAACTAATTGGAAATCACTAGATAGTGGTATGTCTGCTCTTGGTGGAACCATTACAACATTTGGTGATTATAAAATTCACACATATACATCAACCTCAACTTTCACGGTAACTTCTCCTGGAATTGTTGAATATTTGATTGTTGGTGGAGGTGGTGCTGGTGGTGCAGGAGGCGGTGGTGCTGGAGGTCTTCTACAAGGTGCTCTGTTTATACCAAATGGAACATATACGGTTGAAGTTGGAGCTGGCGGAGCAAAAACTACCAGTGGATCAAGAGGTCAGGCACCAAAAGGAGGAGATGGATTACAAAGTTCTTTGTTTGGTTTAATTGCTTACGGTGGTGGTGGTGGTTCTCAGGCAGGAACTGGCAATGCTGGCGGAGCTGTACAAAATAAAGCATCTGGTGGAGGTCAAGGTGGAGATGCCACTAGTGCTTACCGAGCACCAGGAATTGCTCCACAAGGTAATAGAGGTGGTAGGTCTTGGAGAGGTGGTTATGGTGGTCCTGGTGGTGGCGGAGGAGCTGGTGCTCAAGGACAAGATGCTACAAATGAATCTGGAAGTATTGGTAGGGGTGGTAATGGTGGCTCTGGTTTACCTTCAGCAATTAGTGGAACTCCAACTTGGTACGCTGGTGGCGGTGGTGGTGGATCAAACACCAACTCCAATACATCAAATGACCGTGGATTAGGCGGAAAAGGTGGTGGTGGTAATGGAGGAAGAATTCCTGATACGGGTGGTCAAAATGCTACTGCTAATACAGGAGGCGGTGGCGGTGGTGCAGAATATGAAGGATCTATTGCTGGTGGCGGATCTGGCGGATCTGGTATCGTAATCATTCGTTATAAGGGATAATAAATAGGAGAAAAATTATGTCTACTTTAAACGTAGGAACTATACAAACAACAGAAGGCGTAAAACTTCCATCAGTTGTCTCATCTGGAAGACCAGCAAATCCAACTCAAGGAGCTATTATCTTTAATAGCGATAAACAGAATTTAGAGTTATATAATGGAACTGCTTGGACTACATTTGGAACCAATCAAACAGTTGCTGCTACTGGCGGATCGGTAACAACTGCAAACGGATATACTGTACATACATTTACTGGATCGGGAACATTTGCAGTAACTTCCCCTGGTTTTGTTCAATATTTAATTGTTGCTGGCGGTGGAGGTGGAGGAGCACACCACGGCGGTGGTGCTGGCGGTGGTGGAGTTATAGAAGGAATAGCAAAAGTAACTGCTGGGAATTATGCTATTGATGTTGGAACTGGTGGAGCTGGAGCTCCAGCATCAACTAGTGGCAGTAATCCAAACGGAACAAACGGACTGAATAGTTCTGCTTTTGGATATACTGCTATTGGTGGTGGATATGGAGGTTCATATCCAAAGGATGGAAACGCTGGTGGATCTGGTGGAGGAGCTTGCAATTGGTCTACTGGAGACTATGCTGGCGAATGTCAATGGAATCAAGGAAACTGGGGAGCATTTGGTGGCGGATCTACAAATGTAGGAGGTGGCGGCGGGGGCGCTGGCACGGAAGGTGGATACAATACATCAAATAGTTATAGAAATGGTGGAGCTGGAAGATATATCGGATGGACTGGTGGAACTTATGGAGGCGGTGGCGGTGCTGGATCATATCCTGGATATGGAAATGAAGGTGCAGCAGGCACTGGTGGATCTGGTGGCGGTGGTGTTGGAGGAAATGGTCCACATAATGCTGGACTTGCAGGTGGTAATGGATCTGCAAATACTGGAGGTGGAGGTGGAGGAACTGCCGACCTCTACAAAACTGGGGGAAATGGCGGATCTGGTATTGTAATTATTAGATACTTAGCATAAGGAGTAATTAAATGTCTACATTAAATGTTGGAAAAGTTGTAGCAACTGGAGGTGGGGTAAGGATTCCATCTGTTAATAGTTCAAATAGACCATCTACTCCTTTAGACGGAACTATTATTCACAATACTGATATTAATAATTTTGAATACTGGAACGGATCATCTTGGACAGCAATTGGTATTTCTTCCATTATTGCTAACGGTGGACAAGATACTTATGAATGGGGTGGATATAAAATTCATGCGTTTACTGGAACTGGAACTTTCACAGTAACAACTGGTGGATATATGGATGTTTTGTTAGTTGCTGGTGGTGGCGGTGGTGGATGTCACGTTCCTGGTGGAGGTGGTGCTGGTGGTGTTGTAATTAGACCAGGATTAAACGTTGCTGCTGGAACATATGCTATTAGTGTTGGAAATGGTGGTGTTAGATCATCTAATACAGGAAGTAACCCAACAGCATATGTTGGTATGCCTAATGCCACGGTTGGTGGAGACACTACTGCCTTTGGTCTAACAGCAAAAGGTGGTGGATTTGGTGGTTCGTGGTCTCAGGATACTAGATCCACCACTGGTGGATCATCTGGTGGTAGGAATGGATCACAAGCTCAGCCTGGGGCTCCAACACAACCATCTCAAGGTGGCGATTCTGGAACTTATGGTTTAGGAAACTGGGGAGAAAACGGACAATCTTTTCAATCTTCTAGGTATCCAGGTGGCGGAGGCGGTGGTGCTGGTTGTGCTGCTCAACAAGCATATGATAGCGATGATTGTGGTGATGGCGGTGATGGTATTAATTTGATTTCTATGTTTGGACCCAAGTATGGAGAAAATGGATGGTTCGCTGGTGGTGGCGGTGGCGGTTCCTGGGGTTTTGGATCCGTCAGATACAAACCAGGACTAGGAAGAGGATATCGCGGTAGAGGTGGTGGAGGTTATGGAGACTCTCCAAATGGTGCGGGATCTGGTCCTAGTTTCAAAACAGGAAGTGGACAACCAACTGGTGGAGATGGTTATGCAAATACAGGTGGTGGCGGCGGAGGTGGTGGTGCTCGTGGAGGCGATCCATCCCAAGGAGGAAATGGTGGTTCGGGAATTGTCCTAATCCGCTATGTTCAATTCTGATAAATAAACATAACAAGGTATTTCATTAAATTAATCTCATGGCACATTTTGCAAAATTAGACGCGGATAATAAAGTTATTCATGTCTGTGTTGTTGATAACGAAGTTTTAGTTGATACTGATGGTTCTGAGAGCGAGCAAAAAGGTATTGAATACCTGACAGAAATTTTCGGATATTCAAAGTGGAAGCAAACTTCATATAATGGAAACTTCAGAAAAAATTATGCTGGTCTTGATTATACATTTAATGAAAGACTAAACGCATTTATTCCACCACAACCATATCCTAGTTGGAAATTAGACGAAAATATTTGTCAGTGGATGACTCCAGTTCCATATCCAACTGACGGAGCAGCATATGTTTGGGATGAGTCAATTGTAAATTGGAAAAAGACTGGAGATTATCCTGTTTGATTTTTATTACTTTATAATGAATTTTATACACATAAGTGAGAATGCTATTTCTCACGAAACTTGCGATGAATTAATTTGCCTCTTTGAATTTAACAAACATCTTCAAGAACAAGGAAGTATAGTAAAAGAAGGCAATTCTATAGTTAATCTTAACTACAAAAAATCCACAGAAATATCGATAGATCAAAGTTTTCTATCAGATCCTCTTTGGTCTTTTTCTATAGGAAAAATATTAGATTCTTTATATAAAGAAGCAGATAGATACAAAGAAAATTTTTCAAACTACGAGGATGGAAAATCTATTCTGGGGTTAGACTCTCTTGATAGATGGAGTATTGATGATACCTTCAATTTTCAAAAATATAATCCAAATGATGCTTACTATTCATGGCACTGCGAAGTAGGGGGTTTAGAAACATCCAAAAGAATACTTGCGTGGATGATTTACTTGAATGATGTTGAGGATGGTGGAGGAACTGAATTCAAATTTCAGAATTATACATCAAAGGCACAAAAAGGAAAATTGTTAATTTGGCCAGCTTATTGGACTCATATGCACCGAGGAATACCCAGTAAAACTCAAGAAAAATATATCTTGACTGGGTGGTTTTCTTTCATATAAATAACCCTATACACAATTACATGTGATTACTATGGACCCTTCAGCACTTAAGCAAAACTTCGAAGAGCAAATTGCTCAAACAGAAAAGCAAATCAAAGAACTAGAAGAAAACCTCGTCAAGGCAAAAGAGTATAAGATCAAACTACAAGGTGGTCTTGAAACTCTAGGACTTCTAGAATCGGAAGAACCAATCGCACCTGGAGCGCCAGACGCGCCAGAAGAATAAATACTAAATCCCTTCTTCCTAAATAGGTAAGAAGGGATTTTTTGTGTGTAATGGCATCTCCAAGTTCTAGAGCTGAACTCATCACATATTGTAAGAGGCAGCTTGGTGAGCCTGTCCTCCAAGTTAATATTGACGACGAGCAGGTCAATAATGTTATCGACGATACCATCCAGTTCTTCCAAGAGAACTGCTACAATGGTATGGAGAGAGCATACCTAAGACACAAAATCAATGCTGATGATCTAACAAGATTTGATGGTGAAGATACTACATCATCTGGAACTACTAACTGGGAAGAGGCGACAAATTACATTCCCATTCCAGATCATGTTGTAGGTGTCACCAGAGTATTTGGTCTAGTCAGCAACTCAATCCGTTCTAATCTTTTTGGTGTTGAGTATCAGTTGTTCCTAAACGACTTATATGCGTTCGGATCACTTGATATCCTCAACTACTATATGAATAAGCAGTATCTAGAAACTTTAGATATGGTCCTCAACAATGGATCATTCCAGCAGTTCAGATACACAATGCGTCGTGATCGTTTGTATCTTGATATCAATAAGTCGTTCCTCAAAGAGGATACCTGGCTCTTGATTGAAGCACACCGTCTCATCGATCCCAATGATGCGACTGAGATGTATAATGATATGTTTGTCAAGAGATATGCTACTTCTCTTATGAAGAAGCAGTGGGGTATGAACTTAATTAAGTATAACAATGTTCAACTGCCTGGTGGTATTACCCTCAACGGCAGAGAACTATACACAGACGCACTGGCAGAAATTGAGAAAATCGAATCAGAAGTTCTCAGCAAGTATGCTATTCCACCTATGGATATGATCGGATAAGATGCCTACTAGTCCTTATTTTCCAACATACTACCAGGGAGATTCTGGAGAGCAAAACCTCTACCAAGATCTAGTTGACGAGCAAATTAAATTGTTCGGAACAGATATTTATTATCTGCCCAGAACTATGCTTCAAGATAATACACTTGAAGAGGTAAGATATTCGAAGTATAAAGAGCAGTTCCAAATAGAAATGCTCCTCCAGAATGTAACTGGATTTGCTGACGGAGCAGAGTTTGTCAGTAAGTTTGGTTTGAGAATTACAGACGAGGTTATATTCCGTGTCTCAACTAGACGTTGGGATCAGGTAGTAGCTGCAGAACAACCAACTCTAACTTATGATGGAAGACCTAATGAAGGAGACCTTCTTTACTTCCCACTAACACAAGATATTTACGAGATCAAATTTGTAGAGAAAGAAAGTCCTTTCTTCCAGTTTGGTAAGATTCAATTTTACATTCTAACATGTGAACTCTATGAACTCGGTAGCGATAGCTTTGAAACTGGTGTTGATGAGATTGATGACATCGAACTAGAATTTGGCGCTGCCATCAAACTTGTTATGGATCCTGGTGGCACAGGAGCATTTGTTGTTGGTGAGGAAGTTGTTGGCGATGAGTTCCTTGCCAAAGCGACAGCAACTATCGATGTCAATACTAATGTTGTAGATAGCATCACGATTACTGATAGTGGATTGCATTACAATTCTGCATTACCACCCACAGTTACAATCTCAGGAGGCGGAGGAAATGGTGCTACGGCGACTGCTTCAGTTAGCTCTACTGGTCTTGTTACTGGCATTCTCATCACAAATCCTGGCACTGGTTATACTTCTGCGCCTACCGTTACCATTGACTACTCGCCAAAAGACAACAGAGCAGAAGTCAAGTCCTGGGATGCTGCTACCAGATCCTTACAGGTCATCAACAGAACGGGAACATTCACTACCGCTGAAGTAATTACTGGTCAAACATCTGGTGCTAAGTGGAGTCCTGAGTCATATGACACTCTAAATAATACGAGCACTACATACTACGCCCAGAATAGGGAGATTGAAGATAGTGCAGATGAGATCATTGACTGGACTGAGGGTAACCCGTTTGGTGAATATGGCAATTTTACAGGTAGCATCTAATGTTAGGTAATCATTTTTACAACCAGATTGTTCGCAAGAACATTATTGCGTTTGGTACGCTCTTCAATAACATTACAATGAAGAGCACTGATCCTGACACAGGAGAAGTATTGGAAGAACAGAAAGTTCCTCTTGCATATGGACCCAAGCAGAAGTTTCTTGTTCGTCTAACTGATACTTCAGTATCAAAGGTATCCATCACCCTTCCTCGAATTTATTTCGAGATGACTAGCATTGATTACGATTCTTCCCGTAAGACATCACCAATTCAAAAATACAAAACAATTATTGATGGTAATGGCGATGAGGTCAGAGTTCAATATGTTCCTGTTCCTTATAATATAGGGTTTGAGTTAGGAATTATTGCTAAGTCTCAAGACGATGCTTTACAAATTCTAGAGCAGATTTTACCATACTTCCAACCATCTTTTTCATTAACTCTCAACATGATCCCAGACATGAATGAGAAGAGAGATGTTGCTATTGTTCTAAACAACATTAGCAGTGAAGATGAGTGGGATGATAGTTTTATGCAGCGTAGGTATATTGCCTACACTCTAAACTTTACCGCCAAAACTTATCTCTACGGTCCTTACAGCACTTCTGATATTATCAGGAAGGCGATTATCCACGAAACTATTGGCGATTTAGATGTCAATAGAAGAACCGTCACGAGAACTTACACACCAAAAGCAGTTACAGATATCAACTCAGATGGTGTCATTGATGTCAATGATGATGTCCTGGTTGATGCTGGAGATGACTTTGGATTTAATGAAGGAATTGAAT